TTTTCTTATACCGTTATTTTTTAAAAAATTTTTTATGTAATAAAAACAATTAATAAAATTAGTATAAAATGTCTTTATTTTTTAATATTAAAATATATATTGACAAAATTGTATATATAATATATAATACAATCATCACAAGAAATATTAAGAAAGGGACAATATGCAAAATAGTAGAAGAAAAATATTTAAGATTTCTACAGAGAGATTAGCTTCTAACAATTGGGATATTAAGTTAGACCAAAAATTAGCTGTAAGGTTAGATGAATTAGTAGATTTATTTGATAATCAGTCTTTTAGGTTGTTGGATATTATTTCCAAAGCTTACAAATCCAATCTTACAGATAAAGTGCTGGCAGTAGAAATATCTAAGAAAAAAGATTATGCCAGGGCTACTTCTCCAAAAGGCATTTATGTAAATGGTTTTAATTTCCAATGGTTTGTAGGAACTACAGGAGGATTGAAAAATGAAACTATTTTATTTGTTCGTTCTGACCTTTTAGGAGAATTAGACAAAAGATGTGAATGCGGCAGAAAAAAAGATTATAAACTGGTTCCTGCAAAGTATGAAGCTTATAAATCTCTTACTTGTTCTGCATCTTTAGAAATTGTGGAACCTAGAGATGTACTTGTGGTTTCTGATTGTTTTGTTGATTTTTATGACAGTGTAATCAATATAGATGATACTAACAATGATGAACCAGAAGTAACAATATTGGAAAATATTTTACTTAAAAATAATGGCAGTGATGGTTTAAATTTATGTACGCCAGAATATATGCAGAGAGTAGCAGAAAAGCTTAAGTTAGATTATATTCCTGCTGGTGGTTGTTTAAGAAATGCGTGGCTTAAAGGAATGCTGTATGTGTTCGATATTCTTGATTTTGCTGAGAAAATAGCCCATACTTACGAAGTGAAAGATATTTGGGGGCATATTCATGATATTCGTAATGTGGATATGATTATTACAGAATCCAGTTTAAAGATTTGGGATAATTATGATAGTTGGGAAGATTATCATAGCAATTATATAAAAAATGGCTATCGTTTTGCCATGACTAAAGTTACACCTAAAGTTTTGGATGATGTAAGAGAAATAAATTATCAGTACTTACAATCTTACGAATTGACAGATGAAGATATTAAAGAGTTGGCTAAACCTACTGTTGATTGGCTTAAGCAATCTTTGACTGGCGATTATGAACAAACTTTAAAATTTCTGGGAATAAGTGAAAAAACAAAGAGTAATGATTATGCACAAGCATTATATCTTAATCCAGAAATGATGAAAGACCCTTATGTAATTGACAGAATTAATAAAATGATAAAGAAAAAAATCAATAATGCTAAGATTGGTAAATTATTGGTTAATGGAAATTATCAGCTTGTAAGTGGCGACCCTTATGCTTTAATGCAACATGTTTTTGGGTTAGAAGTTACAGGTCTTTTAGAAGCAAAAGAAGTTTATTCCAAATATTGGAATGATAAAGAAGATGCAGAAGAATTAGTATGTTTTCGTAGTCCTATGACAAGTCATAACAATATTCGTAAAATGAAAAGAATTAATAATGATACTGTGAATTATTGGTATCGTCATATGGATACTATATTTATTATTAACAACAAAGATACGTTTTGTATGGCTATGAATGGTTGCGATTTTGATGGCGATGCTATTTATTCTACAAATAATAAAGTTTTATTGAGAAAGTATGTAGAATTATTAGCTATTCAGTGTGTTCAGCGTAAAGCCCAAAAACAAATTGTTACTAGGTCTATGATAAAAAAGAGCAATTACAAAGGATTGGGAAATGGGGTTGGTAAAATTACCAACGATGTATCCAGTATGATTGATATTCTCTTTGGGTTACAAAAGGGTACAATTGAGTACGAGACACTTTACAAACGTATTCTATGTGGTCAGCTATTCCAACAGAACGAATTGGATAAGTTGAAGGGAATCATTGCAAAAGATATGCCTAAAAACTGGTATATGAAAAATCATTGCCAAACAGAATTAGATTTAGCTATTGTAGCTGATAAAAAGCCTTATTATTTTATGTATAATTATCCTGTCATTAAAAGAGATTATGATAATTACATTAAACATACAAGAGAAAAATGTTTAATGATATATGGATGTACTGTGGAAGAATTGAAAAATAAAGAAAATTTAACAAAAGAAGAAGAAGAATTTTTATATTGGTATAATGTTCAAATGCCAGTTAATTGTTCTCCATCTACAATGAATCGTTTATGTTGGTATATTGAATCTGAGTTTAATGGATATGTTACTCAACTAAAGAATCAAAATTTTGATTATTCTTTTTTAAAGAGTGATAAAGTTATTCGATATCCAAAAGCAAAAAAAGAAGAAATTGAAAAATTAGAAAAAGAATATGTACGCAGAATTAAAAACTTTAAAATAATTGCTAAAGAAAATAATTTATCTGCCGAAGAAGCAAATAAAAAGACAGAAGTATTACAGCAGGAATTTAGAGATGAAGCAATAAAGATTTGTTCTAATAAGTGGCAGTTAATGAATATAGTATTAGATTTATGCTATGGAAAGAATAAGAACAAATATTTTTGTTGGGCTGTTATTGGAGATTTAATAATTGAAAAATTAAAAGAAGATGGAGAGAAAGAAAATGAATAAAATAGTAGTAAATGAAAAAAAGTATGTATTAGATGCTTTGAATGGTACTGAAAAACCTGATATTGGGTTTTATTCTTTTCTTAATTTGATATCTAAATATTATGCGGCTCAATGTGCTACAGTAGAAGAAACGATTTACAATGTAGACGAACAGATGAAAAAACTTTATAAAGAAGAATATTTAAAAGAAAAATGGTATGTGTATATTTCTGGAATATTCAAAAAGGTAAAAGAAGGAATTACCGGAATTAATGATAGAGAAGATGTGGTAGTTTACACATGGGATATGTGTCAAGTATTCAAAGGAGAAACCGACCAGGAACGTAAGCTATTGTTTTCAGCCTATGTTATAGCGCATTACATGGGGTGTAACGGCTGGCTAAACACTAAGACCAGTAAAAGTATCGCTAACTGGTTTGAAATGGCTAATGTGGCTTGTACTGGCTCAGATAGGTTCCTTCTTTTAGGAGAGATGAAAAAGAAGGGATTAATAGAAACCACAAAAAAATGCGATAACTTAAATGTAAGGGTAAATATGCTTTCTGAGTATTTTGGAGAAACCCCGGTATTTAGAATCACTGAGTTAGAAAATTTAGGCAATCTATTAATAGCCACTTATAAGGATGGATATAAACAATGCAAGTGCGGCAGACTAATAAAAATTAATTCAAATAGACAGACCATGTGTAGATTTTGCGCTTCAAAAACCGTCTAAAAATGAGGGAGATAGGAGAAATAAGTATGAAAAAATAGGAATTAGAGGGTGTTAAAAAAGATAATAAAAACTATTGAAAAAACATCCCTAAAAATTCAAATGACTTTGATTTGTTATAAGGGAGTAACAAAGAAACCAAAAGTGAATTGAGGATGTAAACTCACAATGAGTTACAATCCTTACACAGAATAAAAAAGAATTTAAAAGGAGATTAAGATTATGGCAAAGAAAGTAATTAAGGTAACTAACATGACTTCCGCAGAGATGGTAAAGGCTGTTGCGGCAAAATCTGGGGCTACTCAGGTTCAGACTAAGAATGTTCTGGATGCTATGGGTGAGGTTTGCCGGGAGTGTGCCGCCGCTGGTAAGCAGTTTAATCTGTTTGGATTTGGCAAGTTAAAGTTTGCTATCGTCAAGGGCAAACCTGAGAGAGAAGGAATTATCAATCCCAGCACCGGGGAAATGGGTACTCTCCCAGCAACACCTTCTTATACGAAGCCTGTATTTAGGGTTTCTAAGAGTTTAGCAGACGAAATTAAAGAATCCACCAAGGGCCGTCCGTTTGTCCAGGAGTAATAATTTTTAAAAATAAATTTTAATTATTATTATTTTAATGTGAAGATTGGAGATTTTTATGGCAAAGACAGGAGCGTCTAAAGCGAATGCGTTGACCTTAAGAGAAATCTCTGACCGTTTAGCCGTTTCAGTGAAGAAGCAAGGAAAGAAAATAACTTCTGAAACGGCTAAACTTTGCTATTTGGCTTTTGTTGAATTGATGGCTGATGAAATAAAACACAATGGAAAGTTCAGTATTACCAATATAGGTAGTTTTGAAACTGAAATGCGTGGAAGTTATACTAGGAATAGTTTTAATGTGCAGACCAGAGAATACACTTTAGAAACTGTTCCAGAAGTTGTAATGGTTAGATTCAGACCATCTCCATATATAAAGGGATATATCAATAACAAAGAAGTTCCTTTAAGTATGGGCAGAAGGAATAGAGAAGTTGAGAAAGAGATAAAAAGAGGTAGCACCAGAAAAGAATTGCTGGAAAAAGAAATGAAAGCAAAAAAAAGGCAGAAATATGAGAAACTTATTCAACCTACAGAAGTTGAAGTAGATGATTAATTTCTCCTTAAACATAGTTTTTAAAGTGAAGGTAAAATTAAGTTTGATAATTGAGTGTGGGTATAATGAAGATTCCGTCAGGAAAAGAGCCACTTAAGATTACAAACTTAATTTTACCTTCATTTTTTGACATTTTATTTTTAATACATAAATAAAAAGAATGGAAGTGATTAAAATAGCCACGGTTGTTAAAAAAATTAGACCTATAACTGATTCATATTGTATCAAGTGCAATAGACCATATCCTATAGAAGATTTTTATAAAAGTGATAATCCACATCACGTTACAGGAGTAATGCCCTATTGTAAGACTTGTACTAAGGTAATGTATCAGGATAATTTAAAAAGATTTAAAGATATAAGAAGTGCTTTATGGGTAACTTGTAGTGAGGTTGGTATACCTTTTATGGAAAAGGTTTATGACAATCTTATGGAAAAAGTAAATAAAGCTAGAGATGAAAAAGTTTTAACTGGTACATATAACTATTGGGGAAATTTTATTTCAAGTTATATGGCATTAAAGAAAAAAACTGATAAATGGGATAGCTTTGGTGTAACTGATGTAGACAAATCAGAAGCTATTGTAGACGTTAATCAAGAAAAATTAAGAAAAGAAAAACTCAAACAGTTTATTTTAGACTGGGGAGAACAAGATGAAGATGATTATGCTTATCTTGAGTATCGTTGGGATTTCTATACGGAAGATATAAATTTAACTCCCGCACAAGAGAGTTTGTATAGGAAGTTATGTATTTCTGAGTTAGATTATCGTAGAGCAAAAGAAAAGGATGAAACTGGAAAAGAACAGCAGGAATCTATTCTTAAGCTTATGAAAACATTGAAAATAGATAACTTTACTCAGAAGAAGGAAAAAACACTTACAGAACAAATGCTGGAAAAACAGATTTGGGAGATTGAGAACACTACCCCGGCTGAATGTGAAGATTTGAATAAATACAAAGATTTTTGTAATATTGAATCTGATTGGTTTAAGTATATTGTTTCTGCTGTTAAGAATTTGATTGCAGGAACTAAGGAATACCCTTTAATTCCAAAGAAACGTGATTAGGAGGGTATAAAGTGAAAGAAGAAAATAATGAAGAAATTGAGTTGATAAAACCAACTATAACTCAATTAATCGAAGAAAGAAAAAGGAAAAATTTAGAAAAGAGAAAAAGAAATCAGAAAAAACCATATGAGCAGAGAAGAAAAAATATTATAGAATGGGCTACATTTTATAGACGAAATTGGAATCTTTATGCTGTTCATAGATTAATGATTTCTTTATATCCATTTCAGCATATTATGCTTTATTTGATGGGTATAAGTAGTACCTTTTTTGCTATTTGTAGTAGAGGTTTGAGTAAAACATTTATTGTTGCATTAGGTGCTTTAATTCATGCTTTACTTTATCCTTATGCAGAAGTTGTTATTACTTCTTCTACAATACCACAGGCAAAGAAAATGGTAGAAAAGAAAATGGAGAATGAACTTTGTAAAAAACTTTCTCCTGTATTACAATATTATTATGATAACGAAGATATAAAATTTTCGTATAATGATAATGAGATAAAAGTGGAAGTTAAGCCTACAAGTTCAACTATTTTAGTACTTCCTTGTTTGGATAGTGCTAGAGGTGAACGTGCAACTTTGTTGATATATGAAGAATGCAGACTTTTGAAGAAAACTATAATTGATAGTGTTTTCCAAAAAATGGCACATCCACGTCAAGCTAAATTCTTAACTTTACCAGAATATCAAGATGAAGATGGAAAACCACTGTCTCGATGGTTGGAGGAATGTAAATCAGTTTATATTACTTCTGCAAGATTTAAGATTGAATGGTTTTGGACAGAATTTAAAAAAGTAGTTCAACAATGTATGATATCTTCAAAACATAAGTATAATTTCTTTGCTGGAAATATATTCTTGGCTATATTGTTTGGTTTGAAAACATGGCAGGATTATTACCATGCTAAAGAATTTGATGGTGAAATAGACCATAAAACAGAGGATTTGAATGAAATGATAGGAGAAGCCGATGGGGCATTCTTCTCTTTGGAATCGTTTAAAAAGAATCAAACTATTATTACTGCTTTTAAACCTCCTACTTTATTGGATTTATATTCTGATGTAGATTTAGGAAATAGGGTTAAGAAAGAAAATGAAAAACGTTTGATTTTTATTGACTACGCTTTTGCGAATACTACATCAAAATCTAAGAACGATAACAGTGTTATTGGTTGTATGTCTGTTATTTTTAGAGATGATGGAAAAACTTTAAGAGAAATAGATTATATAGGTACTCACCCAGCAGGAGATAGTATAGGATTTAACTTGAAAATTAGAGAGTTTTTCTTTGATTATCAAGCAGATTATGTTGTACTAGATTTACGTAATGGTGGTGAAGTAAACTATAATGACCTTACTACAATTCTTGAACATCCACAAAGAGATGAAAAGCATTGGAATAGTCATGGTTTTACAGTTTCTTATGAAGAAAGATTACATGTGGTTCCAAAAGCTAAGATTGAAGATTTAAAAAGTAGAGCGGTTGACCCACAAGCTATTCCCTGTATTATTCCAATTCAAGGTACAGAAGAATTGAATAGTAATATGTGGTTAGATTTACAAAAGGCTCTTAAAGGTGAATATATTCACTTCTTAATTGATGAACTTAATTTGGAAACTTTGATGGAAGAAGATTTAAGCTATTTTGATTTAAATAGTGAAGAAAAAGCAATTATTAAGTTACCTTATGTTCATACATTAGAAATGATAGGTGAAGCTATCAGTCTTAATCAAACATGGAATGGTGGAAAGGTTAAACTTCATGAACCCCCTACCACCAATGCAACAAAGGATAAAATAGTGGCAGTAAGTTATTGTAACTATATTGCTACTCAATTAGAGAATAAATATGCTATACAAAATCAAAGTGATGGAAGTTGGGATGATGTGTGGCAATTAGTATTTTAATTATGAGGGACGGCTGATTCAATTGCTATGAGTTGGCTGTCCTTTCTTTTAAATATATACATAAATAAATTTATGAAGAAAGGAGAGAATAAAATATAAATGAAAAATAGCCCAAGAATGCTTCCTAAACAACAGCAAGATAATATTTCCATTCCAAATGCTAATATGTTATCAGAAGAAGAAACATATGACGTAATAAAATTTGCAAGCAATTTATATGGATATGAAGGTTTTGGTGTATATACTCCATGGCTTTCTAATGAAAATTTAATTAACCTTAACAATAATCCACGTATTCCTGGCAATTTAGATGCTATTATTAAGGCGTTAAAAGATTATAAAAGAGAAGCTGGCAATTTACAAGCTTATAGTGAGTTTATGGAAGTATTCGATATGCTCTATAATCGAACTGTTGAATACTATACTAATCTTCTTTCTTTTGATTTGCAGATTACATGTAAAAACGTAAAAAATCCAAAAGAGGATTATGGTTCTTCCAGATATTTAGAAGATAAAGCAAGAGTATATAAATTTCTTGACAATTTTGATTATAAATCAGAATTTAGGAGGGTTGTAAAACAGGTATTACGTCATGAAACTCATTATGTAAGTTTCAGAAATAATATGAATAAAAATGACCCTAAGTATACATTGCAGACTTTACCTCAAGATAGGTGTTTATTAACAGGATATTTTGAAACTGGCTTGTTATTTGATTTTGATATGATGTATTTCATTGGAACGCCAGGAGTAGATATAGATTGTTATGACCCAATTTTCAAAAAATATTTAAGTGAAGTATGGGCCACAGAAGGATTGATGGATTATATACCTTCTAATCCTTTGGATAGTCGAGATGGTACATTTACTCTTTATCATCAGACTAGCCCTATGGATAATTTCTGGGCTTTTAAGTTCGATATGTCTAATTTTTCCTCTGTTCCTTTTCTTTCTCCATTTTTGAAGAATGTTTTCAATAATACAGAGATTGCTAAGTTACAGAAAAATAAAGATATCGCTTCTGCTTTTGGTTTATTGTATGGTGAAATGCGTATGCAGGAATCGGCTAAATCTGGTGAGGTTCCTGATAGGTTTTCGCTAAAGCCAGAAACATTAGGTAAATTTATGAAATTGGTTTCTACAGGATTAAAAAGTGTTATGACTTCTGATTCTGTAATTAAATCTATAGCTTTACCTTTAGAGGAAGCAGAATTTAAACAGTTTGAAGATAAAAATACAGGAATGGCTATAGATGCCGCTAAAGATACTATGGCTAATGGAGTATCAGCAAGTAGACTTTTATATGCTACAGATAGAATGTCTAATGAGGAACTTATTGCCGCAGTAACAGCAGATTACGAAATTGTAGCTAAACTTTATTCACAATTTAATAATTTCTTAGAGTTCTACGTCAATCAGAAAACAAAACAGTATAAATTTAAGTTTACTTTTGATGGATGTACTCAACCATTTTGGAGAAAACGTAAGCAAGAATCTATAATGAAACTTGCTGATGTTGGATTAGTTCTTAATTCAAGCGCATATGCGGCGGCATTTGGATATAAACCTACAGATTTTGATAGATTATTGGAAGAAGGTCATAATGGAGGAATGTTGGAAAATCTTTCTCAGTTACTTTCTATTCATAATATGTCTAATCCTGGGGGACGTCCACCATCTGATGAACCTTTATCAGATAGTGGTGAGAGAAGCCGCAATCAGTAGATAGGTATAAAATGGTACAAAGCAGTAAAGTGATGTTTAGAGGACTATGTGAAGAAGTATTTAACACTTTGTGTTTCATGTACCTTTTTATACTTGTTGGTAAAAAAGAAAGAGGTGAGAAATTTTATGTTGATGAATGAAGAAACGTCAGAAGCATTAGATATTTTATATGGCGCTTTTTTCGATTTGAACGCTACTTTGGATAGAGTAGCCAGTGTTATGATGAATGGTTTTTCTATGCCAATTGCAGGAGATATTGTACATCATAAATTAAGTCATTTGATGCCTTTGTTTGCAGATATGATATCTGAGATAAAAGATAATTATAATATTTCATCTATTCGTCCTCCCGTACACAAGGATGATAGAAATTATGATAATTTATTAACTATGTTTGAAACTGTATTGAAAGAGTTTTCAGACGTATACGAAATGATTAATAAAGTGGATGATATTGCTATTAAACATAGAGATAGAAATGTTTCTTCTGATTTAGTAAAAGTATTTCAGAAGTTCAACATTGTTATGGGCCAAGTTATAACTTTACGTGATAAAGCGGCTCAGATGCCTACAGATTTTGATAAGTTTGATTTCCATTCTTCTGAATGGGGTATAAAAGGGGTGAAGCTGTAATGGTAATTAGAAAAACACCAGCAGATATTACTTCTTATTGGATTGTAAAAGATACACAAGAAAATTTACTTTTACAGGCAAATGGTTTATTTCCTAAATATATGGATGAACAATTTTCCTATTATACTATTGATGAATATTTCATAATTCTATATTTACAGTTAGTGGATGGATATGGAGTTTGTGGAAAAAGAAGTGAAGATTTGAAAAATATAATGAGAAAGGTGTAGAATCGTGAGTGAAAGAGACAGAGGGTAGTATTGTAAAAAATGGTACAATTCGTAATTTTTCTATAGACCTTATCGAAAATTTCATTGAGGATTCTGACCCTGAGTTTGCATATGGTACTATGGTATTTTTATCCACAAAACCTAACAGTCATGAGTTAGATATCAGTGAAGATGTGTTACGTGAATGCGCTTCAAGTATATTAGGTAAGTGGGTAGTATGTAGGGTGAATCCTTATACAAAAGAAGCAGAAGGTCATTCTCCTTTAGAAGTTATTGTAGGGCAAGTTCCTAAAGACCAGGAAATAAAGTTTAGTTATGATAAAGATGGTTATTTATTAGCAAGTGCTGATTTCATTTTGTCTAAAATTTATGCTGTAGACACTTACAATTTGTTTAAAAATGGTAACTTTAGAAATGTTTCTGTTGAAATGTTGACTAGTGGAACCATAATGGCAGATGGTAGAGAAGATGAAAAAGATGTTTCTCATTTAAGTATTTGTGGAGTTACTATTTTAGGAAAAAGAATTAATGGAAGTTGCCCTAGTGCAAATGCTCAGTTAGTTCAGTTTGAAGAAAAAGTAACAGAATTTTATGAAAACCATCATATTAATGAACTAGAAGCACTGAAAAAGTTTGCCGAAGAAGGGAGAAAAGCAATGGCAGATAAGACATATAGAGTAGATAAATCAAAAGATGCAATGTCTGATACTCCATGGGGAGATGTCAACAAGGAAGAATTAAGAAAAAAGATTATGGAAGCAAGTAATAAAGCTTCTTTAGTCAAAGATGTATATATGGTAGTTGAGGATGGGTGGGAAGATGCCCCATCTGAAAAGCTTAAATATCCTGTTATGCAGTTTAAGGGTGACACTTTAGTGTATAACAAAGGTGGTTTAAGTTCTGCTTTGGGTTATGCAAAGGCAGAAAATGATTCAGCAGTAGTAAGTAAAGTAGAAAAAATCCGTAAGGATTTAGACATTGAAGATGAAAATAATGACAATGATAAAAATAAAAATGGGAAGGAGCGTAAAATGGCAACAGCACAGTTTGAAATTGAAGGGCGTGAAGCCTGGGGCGAAATAATTAAAAAGGTTCAGTCCCATGAAGGAAAAGGCGTTTATGTTGACAGTGTAGAGAAAGACCATATCATTTTTACCAAAGATGATATTCGCTACAGAGTAGACGCAGATGTAAAAGTGGGTAAGGATGATAAGACCGTTGATGCGGAAATTCATTGGGGGACAAAAAAGAAGGATAAGGTTCAGAAAATGTCTAAGAAGTCCAAGTTAGATGATGACGAAGATGACGAGGACGAGGATGATAATGACGAAGATGAAGGCGGAGAGGGACATAGTGACGAGGACGAGGATAAGAAGCATAGGGCTAATCTTCGTAAATGTTCAAAGTTCATCGAGAAACTTTCATCTGATGCCAATGTAGATGCGTCTGCATATATGGAAATGTTAGAGAAGGAAGCTAAAAGAAATAAAGCTTTAGCTGAAAAACTCGCTGAAAAAGACCATATCATTATGGAACACGATAAAGAACTTAAAGAATTAAGAAAGTTCAAAGAAGATAAAGATAAAGAAAGAGTTGAAATGGAAGTTTCTAAGACCATGGAAGAAGTAAAAGAGTTCGTGGACAAAGAATCTTTTGAGACTCTTAAATCAGAAGGAATGGCTTGTAAGATGGAAGCTATTGACGGCTGGAAGAATAAGGCCAGAAGTATAGCTTTTGAAAAGAGTCATGGTAAATCACAGAAGTTTAGTTCTGCTGGTTTATGGAGAATGGGCGCACCTATTACGGAACCACATCGTAAGAGTGGCCTGTGGGAAGATTAATTAAAAAATAAAGGAGAGAAATTATTATGGCTAACACAATTTTAGTTTTAACGAGAGTTGCGGCTGACAATGTAGATGCTTACAATAGGTCAGCTATTGCTACTACTGATGTAATGAATGGAGCATTACTGACTTTGGAGACAGGATTAAGCACTGCCCCTGGAAAACCTTTCGTATTCAACGCTACACCTCTGGCAGATGTAAATGCTCATAAGCAGTATTGGATGGCATGTGCGCCAGAAGTAAATACTTTAACTGACGGCACTCTGATTTACAAAGGCATTAACAATGACCCCAGGAGTTTTACCAATCCTGCTAACATTGAGTTTGATGTATTTGCTGTTCAGATTGGTGATATCGTTCAGTTAAGCGCGCCTTTCTTTGTGGCGAATTTTGACCCAGGAACCGTTACGGGTGCAACAGTGGTTGAATACGATGCAGTTAACAATGGTATGGTGGCTAAGGTTGCCGCTACAGAAAGTTATGAGGGGATTCAGTTCAAGATTATTAAGTCCTTCCCATTTGTTGTAGGTAGCGAAAGCGTTCCTGGCTGGTTGTTAGAGCGTGTAAACTAATACCAAATAAAATAAGGAGAGTGTAAATTTATGAGAGATTTAAGTATTGTAAAATTCGCCGCAGGAGATGAAACAACTCTGAAATTTGTTGACAGAGTTAGAGACTATTATTTCCACTATATGTCAGAGGTGGCAAAAAAAACATTGGGAACATTTGATTCTTCTGTGTCTTTACAGGCAAAAGAGGAAAAGATAAACAAAGATTTTATGTTGGAGGTTCAGAAGTTTGCGAACTTCCAGATTCCAGAAAATCTTGAGCCAGTTCACATTGCAACTAATCCTACTATCGGCTGGGCCGCTTTTGCTATTGCGGACATGATTATTCAGGCTGTTTTACCTGAGACAATTATAAATTCTATTGGAGTTTATACTGATATTCGTAATATTGGCTGGGGCGATTCTGCTCAGTTTGAAATTAAGCCAAGAGCACTTATGACCATTTCTACGGCTGGTCATGGTCAGAGAACCACTTTCAGACAGAAAGAGTTCAGTGCAAACAAGACTCTTTTACCTGTAAACCATAACATCACCGTATATGCATCTTTATATAAGGTGTTAGCTGGTAAGGAAAGTCTGGCAGAGTATATTCGTAAGGCTATCCTGTCTATGGATACAGAAATGACCCGTGATGCTTATAACGCTTTCCATGCTGGCCTTAACGCCGCAGATTATCCTTCTGCCCTGGTTAAAACAGGGTACACCCAGGATACGCTTTTAAATCTGTGTCAGGTTGTTACTGCTTATAATCAGGGCGATAAAGCGGTTATTGTAGGTACTACTGCCGCTCTGTCTAAGGTTCTTCCTGATGCCGCTGCAGGATACAGAATTGTTACTAATTCAGAAGCTATTGGAATCCAGCTTATTCGTAACTTCTTTGATTACGATATTCTGGTACTTCCACAGGTGGCTACTGCTAATTACCAGGATTACAGCTTACTTCTGGATGATAAGGAGATTTATGTTATTTCTCCATCCACTGATAAGCTGGTTAAGGGTGTTATTGAGGGTGTTACCCTTAACAACAGCAACAACTATTATGATAATGCAAACCTGACCTCCAACTCTACTATTAATAAGAGTTGGGCTTATGAGTTTGTTTCCAATGCTACTGCTGGTCTTTTGAAGCTGGCTTAAGCATAAATAATTGATATTTTAACGCTGGGAGAAGTCACATTCTTCCAGCGTTTTTTAAATAAAAGAAAGAAAGGAATGAAAGGAAATGGCAAAAACAAGTACATCTGCACCAAAAACTGGTACAACTAAAAAGGCTGTATCATCTATTGAATCTACAGAAGTAGAAGTAAATGAAGGAGAAGATAATATGGAAAAGAAAATGGAAGTTTCTAATGATTCAGTTTCAAGAGAAGATTATGAAAAGCTTTTGGCTCAGGTTCAACAGCTTACACAGATGGTAGCTATGAATAATTCTAAAACAGCGGCCCCATCTGAATATGCTTCTCCATTAGAAAAAGAAGTAGTTGTGGTAAGCATGTGTTTAGGCGAACTTAATTTATCTACAGGAAGAAATGGTAAAGGAACTGTTTATAACTTTAAAGAGTTTAATCAGGCTTTAGATATTCCTTTTGGAGATTTAAAGGATATTGTAAGAAATAATGCTCGTTTTGTAGACGAAGGATATTTCTATATTGCCGATGCCGAAGCTGTTAAGAAATTAAGAAAAGCTTATAATTACAAGAAGATTTTAACTCCTGATACTATATCCAGGATTTTTGATTATGATTCCAATACAATTGTATCTATGTATAAAGATGCGCCCAGAGGTCAGCAGGAACTTATTATACAGATGATTCGTGATAAGCGACTGAACGCTGAAAAGGTAGATGCAAATGTTATGATGGAATTAGGTAAACTGACGGGTATTGACTTTTTAGGAATGGAACCTACTGCTTAATAAAAGATAGGAGGTATACTTTTATGGCAACTTCCTTTGATGTGATAAAAGATTCCGCTCTTATTATTATCAGAGATTACAAACTGGATAAATTATATCAAACTAATCAAGAGAAGTTTCAAGAGTATACTGACGGTATCTTGATTAAAGCTATACCAAAATTTATTGATTGTATCCACCCTTTGGATTACAATTTAGCAAATAGAGAATTTATAGGAGATTTAACCATACATGAGCAAAGTATTTTAGCTGACTGGTTTGTATATGTATGGTTAGAAACTCAAATAAACGATGTTACACAATTTCAACTTCATCTTACCAATACAGATTTCAAACATTATGCAGAAGCTAATAATTTACAACAAAAGTCTGAATATTTAGACAGAATAAGAGAAAAAATCAAACAAGATGCTGTAGATTATCAGCTTTTGTATGTGAAAGAGTTTGATTTTTTTAAGGATTTTGTTTATTAATGGATAGAAAAGCTGTTATAAATAAAATATTTAAAACCTTGTATATTTATGAAGATTCTGTAGAGAAGTATTCTAAATATATAGGGAAGTTATTAATTGTTTTATCTGGATTGGAAGATGATGAAATAGACAAAGAAGCAATAACCATGATAAAGGGATTGAAAGCTTTAGGAACAGAAGTTGACCATGATATGGTTAAGTCTACAGTTTTTAAAGTAATCAATATGGTTAAATTAAAATAAAAGGAGGATATAGTTATGGCTTTGAAATATTATTTAAATTACATTGACAATTTAGCTATGTCCCCTAATACAGAATACAGAAGTGGTATGCAAGCATTAGTGGATGCTCAATGGGATAATACCACTACTAAATACACTATTCAAGAAGAAGCAAATATAGGAACTTCTATCTATACTGATATTGAAGTGTATATTAATCATGTAATTAATGAATCCTTTACGGGCCGTAAAAACGGAGATGATTTTAGGAAGCTTATTTTTAAAGAGATTATTCAAAGCGGACAGAAATCATTTAGAAATGCAAGAGGTCATATGTACAAATTTGATAATAACTATTGGATTACTACATTTACAGATAACTACAATGGAGACTCGGTTTCTGTAGTTGTACGTAGATGTAATAATATAGCAAAATATGTAGATAAAGAAACGGGAGATATTATAGAAGTTCCATGTGTATTAGATTATACAGCTACTTCTCCTTCTCCTAAATATAGTGAAGATATAGTTACTCCTGATAACCATGTTGTTCTTATTGTGCAAGGAAACAATAATACAAAATGGTGGAAACAAAATCAAAGGTTTATTTTTAATGGTAGACCTTTTAAAATTACAGGATTTAACAATTATCTTCAAAACAATTATGTAACTCAGGATACTACAATATTATATTTTGATTTATACCTGGATGAAATTCAACCTAGTGATGATATTGAAAATAGTATTGCTAATCGTTATGATTATGTTTATTCTGTAAATATTTTACAGGGTAATTTTAGTGCTAAAAAGGGTGATTCTGGTACATTAACAGCAGAAGTAAGGTTGAATAACGAAGTAGTTAGTCGGCCTATTATTTGGAGTTGTATTCCCCCTACAGGGGCAAATATTGACTCTGATGGGAATTATACCATATTGGCTGAACCAGGAACAGAAGTGGAGTTTAAGGCCAGTATAAGTCAGTACGAACAAGTAACAGGCGTTGTAACCTGTCAAGTGGTAGAATCCTTGCCAGAAATCAAAAAGCTTGTAATCGACCCTGTACTAAGTTCTATACCACAGGAACAGAGTAAAACTTTCAGTGTAAACCTTTATATAGATGGAATAAAACAGACAGATATTGTAAATTATTCTGTTGAAGGAGTGAGTACAAGTTATTATAGTGTAAAAAGAAATAGTAATGATTTTACTGTTTCCGCTCTAAGGGCTTCTACAAATCCTTTAGTTTTTAATTTCTCTGTTGGAGATATAAAAGAAACTTTAGAAATTAAGTTAAAATCGGCATTCTAAGGAGGGACGTTATGTTTAACAATTTTGCAATGTTGCCATCCGTCCCTTATAACATTATAATGACGTTGGCACAAAATAATGAAAATATCTTTAAAATGCTAAAGTATAATACTTATGATTGTTTATCCCAGCCTAATTTAACATTTGAAGAAAAAATGGAAATGATTTATAAAAATCAAGACCAGCAACAAGACTATAGGATTTTTCTTAATCCTTTAGTTGAGAATATGCAATATGATGCTACTACAATTTTAAAATGTTTTCGCTATGATAATTGGCCTAAAAATCATTTGATTGCTGTAGTGGTATATGAGTTTGACATTCTTTTTGGTGATAAGATAGCCATGGTAGAATACAATGGAATCCCTTGTAATAGAGCAGACGTTATGGAAATGGAAATAATGAAAACTCTTAATGGGGCTGATATTGGTGGTATTGGACAATTTCAGTTTAATGCTGATTTATCTCAGTATTGTCGTTCAAGAATGGCTTTAAATAACACAAGAAATTATAACGGATGTACTATTTTTATGGCAGTACAAATTGGTTCTATAGCTGAAAGTGGGTGTTTTAATGTTTGATATAACGCCTTATCAAAATTATATTGAAATTGATTCACCCATTCCCTATATAACCAGAAAAAAAGAAACTGTAATGTTATATCCTGTTTTAACAAAAGACGCTAATAAATTTGTTCCTTCTTATGATATTTTAAGAATAGATAAGAATAAAATTGGTGATGTTAATATTATCCAAAGTTCTTATTTACAGTTTTTATTACAAGTTGTTTTGTATGATGATTTGTTTGGAGAAGCAGATGGTATTAAATCGCCACATACAATATTTTATTGGAAATTTATTCATATTTTAGAAATGTGTTTTCATTTAGACAACATAGCAGAACAATTTTTAATAAAAATAAATGACAAAGGAAAATTTATTCTTTTTATAAAAGGTGTTTTAGTAGATTATAAAGATTTTGATAATATCATTCAATTGATTATGTATCAAAATGTTTATGGCTATGAAGATGATACTGATATGAACCCAGATATAAAACAGGCTATAGATGAATATTATTCTTTAGTGAATAAAGGTAAGGAACCAATAACACTTGAACGAAAGATTTCTGTAGTTATGGCTCATAACGGTATAATGAAAAAAGAATTGTTACTTATGACTTATTATAGTTTCATGTCTTTATTTGAAGCAGTAGTGGATGAAATTGACTACATTGTAAATAAAAATATTGAAGCTAATGGAGGAAAATTTAAACAACCTATAGAACATTTTGTATATAGAGATAAAAAGAGCAAGTATAGTAATGCTTTTGGAAAGAAAGAAAGTTTAGAAAAAGGATTCAAAAAAATATAGTTTTAAAATAAGAAAGGGGCAAAAATAAATGGCTGATATTTATTTAGCAGGTGTAGCCACGGTTGATTTGTTTGATGGACAGGAATTATTTTCCACAGCAAAAACCCTGGTAGATTCTTCGGTTTCTTTAAATGTATCTTTGGAGGAAATTCGTGCAGGACAGGGCGCAAAGCTTTATGGCAAATATGCGCATTCTTCTGTAATGGATATTACCCTTACTGATGCTATGTTTCGTCTGGAATATATCGCAAAGAATGTAGGTGGTGAAATTTCTATTGGAGGTACGGCAACTTTTAACGAACAGGTTACAGTAACCACACCAGGAAGTATTGAGGTAACTAATACCCCGGCGGCATTTGGAACTTATGGTACAGTTGGTTGGTATAAGAAGCCTACTGATTCTGCATGGACTTCTGGTGTATTCAGTGGTAAAACACTTACTATTGCTGGGGCAACTGTAGGTGAGATTTATTGTGTGAAGTATGTAAACACTTATGATTCTATGCGGCAGTTAGTAGTAAACGCTAATTTTATCCCGGCAACAGTTCATGCAGTTATGACGGCTTCTCTTTTCCAGGGTAACAGTAATAATCCTAATGATGCCAATACAACTAAGATTGGTGAGGTTCAGATTGATATTCCTCGGCTTATGCTTTCTGGTGCACAGGATATTACTATGAACATGACAGGTGCGGCGCAGACACCTCTTACTGGTTCTGCATTGGCTTCTAGTAGCACAGAGAGTTGCGAAGATGATGCTATTTATGGAACCATTAAGGAGATTATTAATGGTTCTAACTGGATGGATGATGCATATGCTTTAGCTATCACTCCACCTGACATTGAACTTACTATTGGAGAAAAAGAAACTATTGGTGCTTATGCATTGATTAGGAATGCTTCTCCCAAAAAGGTAAGTCCAACTCAGTTGACTTTCACTAGTGCGGCTACCGCTACTGCTACAGTAATCAATACAGGTGAGGTATCTGGTGTAGCGGCTGGTAAAACCACGATAAACGTAACTTTGACCGCCAAGCCAACAGTAGAAGGTTTCGCCAATATAACCGTGGCTTAACTTAGTTGTACTGGTTTTTAACCTTATTTATGGGGCAGATATGTTTCTGTCCCATAGTACATAATTTTTGAAAGGAGGTATGCATTCATGTATACATTTATTTGTCCAGATTCTTATAGAGGAAAAGTTGGAAATAGAGAGATGGTTAAATGTCGTAAACAAGGAGGAAATGTATGTCCTTTTGTTTATTGGTGTGAAAATGCTCAAGATTGGAAACCTATAAGAAATACGCAAGAAACATGTTTGCTTAGAACCAAAATAAATAAACCTGATAACGCTAGTGTTGTTAGATTTATAAAAAAAGGAAAACTTTATATAGAATATAAAGATGGTGTAGTGGTATTAGATAATCCTTTTGATTTTGTTCCTAAGTATGTAACTCTTATTCATAAAGGCGAAAAGTTTTATATTGATAAGAAAAAAGGTTTTGCTTAAATGAAAGTGGTTGGTGGGGCACTGTTTTACTTTACGAATTAAAGGAAGTTTATTAAAACTATTGACTTAATGATAATATTATGATATAATTATTCTATAAAAATAAGGAGGATTATATTATGAAACTTACATTTAAACATTTAGTGGATGCTTATAAGGAATACGAAAGTATTCAAAGTAGTTATAAGGGGGAGAAAACAGATTGGTATGAAGTCCATTTAAGACTTTACAATCTTAAGAAAAGTTTGAATTGGGAAATGGCCCAATCTAATAATTTTTCTTTTAATCTTTTTATTAAAAGAAGTTTAATGAATTTGTTTGAAGAAGAATATAATCGTATAACTATTATTATTGATGAATTGGAAAAACGGGACAGAGAAAAAATGGAACTTAATAAAAGATTCTGTCCCAAATGTGGAAATCGGTTATCTTTTTCACGTAAAAGAATTAATGGAATATCGAAATATGTTTGTGAATGTGAACATTGTCAATATCAACCAAAATGTGAAGCTGGTATGTCTTTAGAAGAGGCTGTGTGGTATTTTGATGCATGGCTTAACCTTTAAACCAAATTACATAAATAAGGAGATATTTTTTATGGAATACAAACAGCGTATTAATCGTGGAGATGTTTTTTATGCAGATTTACGTCCTATTGTCGGAAGTGAACAGGGGGGGATTCGCCCCGTATTAGTATTACAGAATAATGTAGGAAATAAATTTAGTCCTACTATTATAGTTGTTCCTTTGACAACTAAACCCAAAAAGTGTTTACCTATGCACCATGTTATAAATAAAGGCAAATATGATTTTCTTTTAGCTGATAGTGTAGCATTGGTGGAACAGATAAGAAGTATTGATAGAAGTCGATTTAAGGAATGGATTGGTTCATTATCAGGCTGGGATGTTGAACAAATTTATAGAAAGGCTATTATCAATTTGGCTAGAGACTAATTTTTTATAAAGAGAGGGGAGGTAGCTTTTTGGTGGATGAAGCGGCAGTGCAGGAAATTAAAGTAGACTTAAAAGCCGCAAATGAAAAAATAAACGAACATGAAATTAAATTGGTTCGTTTGGAGGAATCGCACAAATACATTACACAAATGGCAGAAGATGTTATAGGGGTGACAAAAGAATTAAATAACACTATGCAGAATGTTCAGCTTGCCATGATAGGTATACAAGGAAATATGGAAAATTTAACAACAGATATGGGAGATATTAAAGACCGCATGAATAAGTTTGAAGATGATAGTAATATCAATATTCTTTCTGCAATTAAAAAGAATTGGAAAACAATAATTCTTGCGTTAGCTTTTGTAGGTTATGTTATGTTGAGTAAATATGGAATCCATATTTAATTTATAGAAACTTAAAATTTAATTTTAAAGAATGAAAGGAAGGGTTGATATGCCAGATTTTGGAATTGTTTCTATTCCTGCAATTGTAGTGATTGCTTATCTTGCAGGAAGCATTGTAAAGAATTACACCAAACTTGATAACAACAAAATCTTACCTATTGTGGGTATTGTGGGAGGTATTTGTGGAGCATTGGCGTTTAGGATAATGCCAGAGTTCCCAGCGCAGGATATCATGACCGCAGTGGCTATTGGTATTGTTTCGGGAATGGCTTCCACATGGGTAGACCAGACGGTAAAGAAGGTTACAACCAAGTAACAAAAAGTAGAAGCCGTTTAAAGACTTGTTGTTGACAACTTATAATTGAAGGGGAGAGCGAAGGGTTTACTCTTTTGTACTCTCCCATACATATTAACATATTTAAAGAAAGGAAATGAATGCTATGAAAAAAATAGAAGTTAAACCAGTTTATATTGAGGAATTTGATGTACATGTTTCTCCCTATTTATTGCCAGCAGAAATAGAATTAATTGCTAAAAAGATGATGGGAGGTAAGAATTATGCCGAAGAAATTTATATCCGTGATATTCTTATCATTAAATTGCTTACAGATATAACGGATGAAGAAGCCGAAGATTATGATTATCTGGTGCAGAGCGGTGTAATGGATAAGATATTAGCCAATGTTAAGAATTTGTATTTGATTCAGTGTTATATCAGTTATGCACGTAGTACTTCTTTGGCAGTTATTAAGTTTCTTGATACTTTATCTAAGAATTTGGATAAGTATGGTAAGAAACTTCCTTCAAGTAAAGAATTACAGGAAATGATGAAAGAAATTAAAAACATTGAAATTCCAAGCGTTAAGAATTAGGAGAAAAATATGCCAATAGCTAAAAATGCGGCGGAATTTTATGGAATATTCAATGAGCCAGTTCATAATGCGGTTGAATATGTAATGAGTAAAATATTAACCAATTATAAACATCTTATTAATCAGATTGTTTATGGAAGAAGTCCAGAAGAATATGAAAGAACTTATGAATTTCTGGAATCATGGGAAGCCAAGTCTAAAAAAACAAGACAAGGTGCTGTAGGGGAAATGAGTCAAGATGTATCTTTTATGAGTTATAACCCAGAAGCTTTTCAGCATGGAAGTTTATATACTTCTTATGGAGATGTAAGAGATGAATTGGCAGGAATTATTTATCAGGGATTAGGTGGAAATCTATTTGGAGATGGATGGTGGACTAATCCCCGTGACCCCTGGACACCATTAATTCAGCAATTAAATGAAGGGAAGAAACTAAGAGAGTGGTTTATTGAAGGAATGGAAAAACAAGGAATACAATGCCGTTCTGTTGGAGTAGGCCATAACATTAGTTCATTTTGGTAGAAAGTTATGAAAAATACAATATTAGGTTTAGATATGAGTACCCTTTCGTCAGGGTACTCTGTTTTTAATTGTAAGAAAAAGTTAGTTGATTATGGAGTTTGGAAACAAGATAAAAAAGTTTTATGGAGAGACAGATGTATAAATATGGGGAATGAACTATCTAAATTAATAGATGTTTGTTCCCCTTCTTTGATTTATTGCGAAGATACTATTCTCAATGGAGAATTAGGTGGTAATGTTCAGACGATTAAAATGCTTTCTGTTTTACAGGGGATTGTATTAGGAGTTTCTAATGTTCATGGAGTAGAAATAGAATTTCTTATGCCGTCTGCATGGCGTAGGGATTTAGGAGTATACGATGGAACGAGAGAAGGAACTAAACGTCCTATGATGAAATATAAAACAATTCAAGTAGTAAATCAAATTTATGGACTTGATTTATTTTATAATTTAAATATACCTAAGTCTGTAAAGAATCAAGATGATATAGGAGATGCTATTGGTATAGTACATTCTCAATTATTTCCAGTTGAAAACATAACAAAACAGAAAGGAATGGGACGAAAAGCCAAAACAAAATAAAAGGAGTGAGTTATTGTGGCTTTAAATAGTAGTAATTTTCAGATTTTAGTTGCGGCAACATTGGATGCCGCTAATATACAAAAACAGTTAAACGCAATATCCAAAAAATATGGAACGATGAAGATTAATTTAGATGTAGACAATACATCTTTAAATAATGCCACTAACTCATTAAATAATTATCAGCAAGGTTTAAAACAAACTAGTGAAGCGGCACAAAATACATCTCAAAGCATTGGAGACATTATAGGTAAAGTAACCAAATTTGGGGGGGCTACTTTAATTATAAATGAATTTCGACAAGCAATTGTTGATGGATATGGTGCAGTAAAAGAACTTGATGCTTCTGTAACAGAATATAGAAAAGTATCAGAACTTACAGATTCTCAAATGGGAGGTTTCATTGATACCGCCAGAGAATTAGGTTTAACAGTGGCAAGAACAGCAGATGAAATGGTAGAAGCGGCTACAGAATTTAAAAAGATGGGTAATGATGATTCCACATCTTTACAGTTAGGTAGATTAGCTACTATGTTTCAGAATATTGCTGATGAAGCAATAAGTGCTGGTGATAGTGCTAGTTTTATTAACTCTCAGATGAAAGCATTTAATTTTACAGCTAATGAAGCTATTCATGTTTTGGATGCTGTTAATAAGGTAGCTAATAATTTTGCTGTTTCTTCTGGTGATATTTCTACAGCTTTACCCAAAGTTGCTAGTACAATGGCATTAGCTGGAAATAGTTTTGAGGAAACTATAGGATTACTTACGGCTGGTGCTGAAATAATTCCTAATCAGGCTTCCAGAATTGCTAGAGGTTTACGTTCTATCACTTTGAATCTTCAAGGTTTAAATGAGGATGGAGAGCAAGTTGCTGGAATGGCGGCTTCTATGCAGGAAGAATTTGATAAGTTAGGTATTTCTTTGCTGGACAATCAGGGACAGATTAAAAGTACTTATCAGATTTTTAGCGAATTAGCAGAAATTTTCCCAAAATTAGATAAAAATACACAAACGTATTATGCTAGTTTGATTGGCGGTAAAACTCAGGTAGACGTAGTAACAGCCATACTTAAAAACTTTGAAACTGCACTTAACGCTACAGATACAGCTATAAATTCTGTTGGTTCTGCCATGATAGAAAATGAGAAATATCTTGATTCTATTCAAGGTAAATTATCTGCTTTAAATTCTGAATTTGAGAAATTCTGGACAGAAGGAATCAGTTCAGATATGGTAAAACAGATAGTTGAATTTGGAACAGGTGTTCTTAAATTAGTAAATGCTTTAGGTGGATTACCTACTATTCTTACAGCCGTAGTAGGAATTATAGCTACTTTAAAAGGCTATAACATAATAACTTCTTTAGGTAAAATGGGAAGTTCGTTAGCTAATGTTATAGGTTTAGTAGTTAGTTTAAGGAAAGATGGTTTTTCTTTAATTGAAATATTTACTGGCTTATCTTCTAGTGCTACATTAGCAAGTGTGGCTATTGGTGGAGTTGCGGCGGCCTTAACTATAGGTGTTGCGGCCTATTCTTATTATACTCAAGCACAAGCCAAAGCAAGAGAAGAAGCTTTAAAAGCCGCAGAAGATTTCGGCACAGAAGCCACTTCTTTAGCAGATTTACAGAAAAAGTATAATGAAATATGGACTTCTCAAGATGATGAAGAAACAAAAGCTACTAAATTAGCAGAAGTTAGAAAAACTTTAACTGACCAGTATGGGCTTGAAAAAGAACAATTGGATAAGTTAAATGAAAGTCGTGAAGCTGGAAATGCTTTATTAAACGAAGAAGCTTTTTCAAAAGCCGCAGAAGCTTATGCAAAAAGTGTAGACGAAATACAGAAAGCACAAGAATATCTCCTTAATAATTCTATGCTTAATTATGGTGTAGATATAGGAAATAATTTAAGTGATGAAGTATTTGCTAAATTAGATAAAGCTTTTAAAGATGTATCTGAAAAAGCGCAAGGAATGATTGTAAATCTTAAAGGTACACCAGAAGAATTAGAAAAAGCTTTAGTAGAAGCTATCAATTATATGTCAGCTTTAGAGAATCCCACTCAAAATGAAATAAATTTATTAAATCGTTTTAAGAGTGATTTAAGAAGTTTATCGAAAGAAATTGATAGTTCTAATGAAGTTATAAGTAGAACACAGCAAGCTTATCTGCTTAATAACGATGCAGTTCAAACTTTCCTTAATTCCAGTTATCAAACAAAGGAAGAAATGGAAGCGGCAAAACAAGTAGTGTTAGATAGTTTAACACCTCTTGATTCTTACCGTAAAGGTTTTGAAAATATTGTTAGTAGTGCGTTCCCAGAATGGAGCGAAAGTTCTAAAGAAAATGCAGAAGATTTAAGAGTTGAAATGAACAATGGTTCTGATGCCGCCGAGGAATATGCTAAAAAGATAAAAGAATTAGCAGGAAGTTTAAGTGAATGTCAAACTGCCTATGATACACTTACAGAGGTAGCAAAGGAATACAATGAAACTGGTAACTTAAATGTTGAAACTTTATCGAAATTATTAAAGCTTAATCCAGAGTTTTACCAAGCTTTATCTATGCAAGAGGGAAAGCTGGTTGTCAATACTGAACTTCTTAACCAGATGGCTCAGGAGTACGCTACAAATGCGTACAGCGCAGTAACAGCGGCCCAAGGGGTTGATACCTTATCTACTTCGTTGGATGGAACTGCAACGGCAGGAATTGACGCTACTCAGCGAATAACCGAAGCCGGGAACGCCGCTATAGAAGCAGGACAGAAAGCTTTAGAAGGTGCAAAAGGATTTAGGTCACTTATAGGAAGTATGGGGACATTTGTCAGTACTTTAAAAAGTGGTTTAACTGGTGATAATGGAGATGGAACAAAAGAGTATGGTCATGCTTTTGATGCTCAAGTTCAAGCTTATCAAAAGAAACAGCAAGATGATTTATTAGCCCATTTATTTGATGGGATTTCAATTGATACTAGTGGTGGAAAGAAAAAGGGTGGTGGCAAATCTGGTAAGGATAGTGCAGAGAAAGCCGCCAAAGAAGCCGCAAAAGCTTACAAAGAAGAATTTGAAAAACGTATCAGCGAAATTAAATTTAAGTTTGATATGGGAGATGTTACTGAACTAGGATATTGGAAAGAAGTAGATAAAATAGTTCAGGAATTTTATGCTAATAATGAAGCTTATGCAGAAGAATATAGAGATTGGACAGCTAAGATACAAAAAGGAATGGTATCTGGAACTAAAGCAAACTTTGAATTAGAAAGGGATGCTTTAGACCATAAGTTAGCTATGGATTTGATTTCTCAAGAAACTTATTATAGAGAACTTGAGAAATTAAGACAAAAGTATTATGCACAGGATGCTATTTATGCGGCACAAAGTGAAGATATCGAAGAAGAAATATATGCTTTTAAGAAAAAGAAATTAAAAGATTTAGCAGAAGAACGTAAGAGACAGCGTAAAAAAGAATGGGATGAAGAAACAGATTGGTTAAATGAGCAGAAGTCACGTTATGAAACTGCTTTTAATTATATTGATTCTTTAGCCCAGAAAGAAATTGATGCTCTTGAAGAACAAAAGAAAGCTATTGAAGATAAATACAATGCAGAGATAGATAAAATCAATGAAGCGCAAGATGCTTTAAATGATGAAATTGAATTGCAGGAAAAGTTAGAAGCTTTAGCCAAAGCTCAGAACACAAAGATTAGAGTTTATCGTGAAGGTGTAGGTTTTGTTTATGAAAATGACCAGTCTGCCGTAGATGAAGCCAAAGCCGCTCTTACACAGTATCAGAAAGAACAGGATACTAAGAAAGAGATTAAACGATTAGAAGATATTAGAGATGCTACAATCGAAAGTGTAGAGGAACAGATTGAGTATTGGGAAAAGTATAGGGATGAATGGAAAGACATGGTTAATTCCTATACAGAACAACAGAACAAACTTATTGCTGAACAGGTTTTAGGTATTTCACTTGAAGGTGAAAACTGGGAAAAACGTTTAGGAAATTTACAAGATTACGTAGATAGATATAACAGCATTCTTTCTCAATTGAAACATAGAGGAAGTTATGATGATGATGATTGGGACGATGATGATTATGATTATGGTACTGGTGGAGGTGGTGGCTCTGCTGGTGGAGGTGGCACAATTGGCCCGTCTGACCATGCTGGAAGTGGTGGACATTGGGATTCCAGTGATTCATCACATGGCCCCGGTGTAGCCGCTAATGGAACAACGACAGGCCATGGTCTTACAATGGTAGGAGAAAAAGGTAGAGAATTAAGAGTTTTAGGAAACGGAGTAAACGAAGCTGACGGTATTGTTCCTAATCATTTGACTGAGAATTTTATGAAATTAGGACAATATTCACCTAGAGAATGGATTAATGCTCTTACACACAATCCTGGTAATCAACAGTGTTCAACGCAGTATTCTTATGTGTTTGATAGTCTAGTATTACCTAATGTAACTAATGCAGATAGCTTTATTAGTGAATTGAAAAATATTAAAAATCAGGCAATTCAGATGGGAGGAAGGAGGTTTTAACCTCCCCTCTTTACATAAAAAAGGAGTGAGATATTATGACAGGAAATTTTGATATAAATAAAGAATTATTGGATGCAATGAGAATTATCGCAAGACAAGAAATAGAAAAATGTAATAGAGATATTACAAAAACTGCTAGAGTAATAGCGGTAAATACTGATAAAACAGTTAAAATAGAAATGGATGGAAAACAATATGATAATATTCCTAATTATAATGGGACTACTTTAACAACTAATGATATTGTAAAAGTAACTTATCCTCAAGGACAGACAAGTAATATGTATATATCTGGGGGGGGGCGTTTAATAATATTGGGTATAACTGATTATGGAATTTTGCAATTAAAATCAGAAAATTCAAATCCTAGTAGTCCAGAAGGTTCGCAAATTTCATTTCATGGAATGGGTGGAGATACAGGAAAAGGTCAAGATTATTTGTGTTTAGATGCTAATAATGGAGATATAAGAATATTTGGTAATTTTGGAGGGGGAGATATTGTAAAAGTGTATGCTTTTACAAATGATGGGTTATATTTTGATGGCAAGAAAATAGGGCCTTAATATAAAGGGGTGAAAAAATAAATGGTAACAAAACCAATACTTAACGCTATGATAGCGTTTGATGCTACCAATCCAGCAACGTTTACATTTTATTCTGTTGGTGGCAATCAGGTAGTAAAGAATCAGCTTACTATACGAAATAACTCTACAAATCAGATAATTTATCAAAATTCAGTAGAAACATTTAAGTTTGAGCATACTGTTCCTGGTGGGACTTTAACTAATGGAACATATTATAATGCTTCTATTATCACTTATGATGCTACAGGAGAAGCAAGTACTCCTAGTGAGCCTATACAGTTTTGGTGTTATAGCGCACCTACTTTAACTTTTACTAATATTCCTCCTACATTGATTATAAATGCTTCAAGTTTTTTATTTGAGTTTACTTATAATCAGGCACAAGGAGAATTGTTAAATTACTATTCTGTTATTTTATATAACTCAAATCATAGTGAAATAAATAACAGTGGAGAAATTTATCCTGGGGCCGGGACACCTCCGTTATCATTATCTTATTTATTAACAGGTTTTGATGATAGAACTTCTTATTATATAGAGGTAAAGGGGTATACAGTCAATGGAACTTTAGTTACTACAGGACAGACTTTGTTTACAGTAACTTATTCTAGTCCTTCTGTTTTTGGTATTTTAGGATTGACAAATGACTGTAAAGAAGGATATATTACAGGAGAATCTATTATTTCTATTATTGAAGGTGAAAGTAATCCTTCTCCACCTATATTTATCGACAATGCTACAGGTCAAGAAATTGACTTAAGAGGTGAGGGGCATTGGGTAAGATGGGTGAGCGGATTCCAGGCAAATGGAGATTTCACTGCACAATGGTGGATGCGTGACATGAATCCTGATACAGAAATCAGTTATTTTTACAATAATATAGGACAAAAAATAACCTTTACTTATAGACATGGTTATTATAGAAATGAAACTACTTTAAAAACTTATGTAGAGTTATGGTGTACTAATAATGCTATAACAGGAGATATTTACTTTAGATATAGTAATTATATTCCCCTTCCTGCTGACACTGATTATTTAACTTTATGGGTAAGAAGGATTGGAAATATATACGATATTATGTTGGTTAATTTAGGGCCTGTAATCCCCGTAGCCAAAGTTATAGGAGGTGGAGAGAATGTTTAGTTTCGTAGGTTACAACTTCGTACAAGATAGTAACGCCCTCGACCCATCACCTAGTAGTGTAAATAACATAACTAGCATTCAGTTACAGAATGGTATTTACGATTATTTTCATTTGACCAATAATGTAACAGCCGAATATTCTCCTATTGAGCCTTTAGAATGGGCTTATTTGGATATTATCAATGCTAATTTTAATGGTAATATCAATGGTGGTAACGTTGAGTTCTTATTGGATTATTTGACAGCTATCAAAGTAAAGAGAAGAATAAAAGGAACTTTCAACTGGGTAACTTTGAAAACAGTTCCAGTTAAAACATTTGATGATTTAAACTTCGTGTTTAGGGATTATCTTAACGGAAATTTTGTGGATTATGAGTATGCTTTGGTTCCAATTCTAAATGGGGCCGAAGGAGATTATATAACCAATAGTATTACCAGCCAATTTGCAGGAGTGTTCTTATGTGATAAGGATACTATATACAAATATTATGCTGGTGTTTCTTATGGTAGTGCAAAACGTGTGAAAAAAGTAGGAGTATTTGAAGCTTTTGGTAGTCAATACCCTATTGTAGTATCAAATGCTTTAACGAATTATCACTCTGGTAGTGTAAGTGGAACGATTCTTCCTAAAGATTATGATGAAACTAGAGCCTTAAATAGAATGGCGATTGTACAGCAAGGTAAAGAATTAATTGACTTTATTACAAATAATAAAGCGAAAATTCTAAAGGATTGGAACGGAAATGTGTGGCTTATTATGCCAATTGGAGAGCCAACTACCAGTTATAATAGTAGCTGGGGTATGGGTAAAATTGATGTAAACTTTGAGTATGTAGAGGTAGGAGATGCCAATTCAGAAAGTGATTTAATGTCACTGGGATTGATTGAACCATCGGTTGATACTTCTACAATTAATAAATAAAGAAAGGAGTAGATTAATATGGCTTTAATAATAAATCAAGATTTATATACAGTTACTAAGCAAAGAGTTAAAAATCGTCAGATAAAAATTAATCTACTCAATTATTCTTATCAGATTGTAGACGAAATAACAGGTAATGTTGTAAGTGGAACCATTAATGTTGATGCTAATAATGACCAGCGAAGGTCTTGCAACATTACCTTAGTTGTAGATGATAGGAATGAATTTGAGATTAAGAGTGGTGGAAAAATTTGGTTAGATAAGTACATTCAGATTTTTGTTTCTGAGTTTAATTTCTTAACACAGGAATGGCAGTGGGTTAATTTGGGTATTTATATTATTAATACTCCCACATGGGCTTATGATGCTTCTACAAATGCTTTATCTTTTGAAGGTTTAGACTTAATGGCTAAATTAACAGGTGTAAGAAATGGATATATTAGTGATATGCCTACACTTATTCCCCAGGGAAGTAATGTACGTAATGCTATTATTGAAATTTTGAAATTGGCAGGAGTAGAAAAGTATATTGTAGAAGAATTACCTTATACTTTACCTTATGATATACAGGTAGATATAGGAGATACAGTCTATAATTTATTGGCTCAATTAAGAGATGTTGATGCTACAAAGGAAATCTTCTTTGATGTAAATGGAGTATTTAAATATCAAAGCATTCCTAGTGGTCATGATGAAGCGTCCCTTATAGATGATGATGTATGGAACATAGTTACATTGACAGAATCTATTGTTACAGATTTTGAATCAGTAAAAAATGTAATAAGAGTATTTGGAAAATCTCTTGACCCAACATATTTTCCTTCGGCAACAACAGTTACAAACAATATAATTAATCTGACAATTGCAGATTATCCTACTAATATTACTGCTGATACAAGTTTCACTGTAGGTTGGGTAAATCCTATAACTATGGGTGGAAATCCTTTTATAAAAGTAAATTCTAATACTGCTTTACCTCTTGTTAATGAAGATGGAACGCCAGCGGCATTAGATAGAGCCAATCAATACTATGTTGCCAGATATCAAAATCAGAAATTTATATTTTTGGGATATCAGCAAATATATGGAGAAGCTAAAGATGAAAACCCAGAAAGTCCTTTCTATATAGGAAGTACAATAGGAGAAATTGCTATTCCTTTACAGGGTGGAGAATATGATAATATTTATACAAATGAATTAGCACGTCAAAGAGCAAAATATGAATTGTTTTTGCGAACAAGAATGAATGATGGAGTTAATTTAACATGTGTTCCTATTTGGTGGCTAGATGTAAATATAGTTGTTTCGTATACAGTAAAGGATACTAATACGCCAAAACAATATATTATTAAAAGCTTTTCAGCGGATTTGCAAGAAACTGGTGTTCAGAATATCAGTATGATATCTTATTATCCGCAATATGAATCTTTTTAAGGAGGTAAGAAATGAGTGTATTATATCCATCACTTTCTAATACAACGTTTCCAAATACTATTCAAAGTTTTGTAACTTTCTTGAATATTACTCCTACTGATGCTTCACTGATTCAAAAATATCAGCTTGCGGTACAGTCAGGAAATATGGAAGAAGCAGAGAATATATTTGGACAAATACAGAATGGTAATCAGAAAATTATTGATGCTACTAAATTAAATACTTTGGTAGACACTACAGTTGCATTGGAAAACTTTTTTAAAACAGATGTATTTCCTTACATTGATGTTAAGCAGAATGAATGGCAGAATATTATCAATCTGTTTAATTATAAAGGAGTTTACAGCCCTGTTACTACCTATGTTAAAAATAATTTTGTAACTTTTACTTATAATGGTGTAGAATATGTATATATTGCTACTGCAAATCCACCTGTAGGAGCAGACCCTACTAATGCCGCTTATTGGAGAAATCTTTCTATTCGTGGTGAAAAGGGAGACTCAGGAGTAGGAATGTCATTCCTTTATGCATGGGATTCTACGGTTCATTATTCTGTACAAAATGTAGTAACTTATGGTAACTATGTATGGGGTGCGACCAAAGAGAATCAGAATCAGGCCCCTTTTGAGGGTTCAGAGTATTGGTCTAACATAGGTACGATTAGACCCCGTGTAATCCCTATTACGAGTTCTTACCCGGCTTTACAGGAGACAGGAGACTTATGGTTCCGCATTTTGACTGATGGGGGGGGTATATAAAAGATGGCGAATCTATCTCAGTATAATGGTACAGGTTTCGACCTTATTAAATGGCAGGATTTAGCCTTAAAGAACGAAAGTTTAAGACAGCAGTTTATGCAGTATTTTAGAGAAGGATATTATTCTCAGGCGTTGGCTCTTATTACAGATAATGCTGATATAGATTCAGAAACAGTAAGACCAGAAGTGTTTAATATGATAAATACTTCTTTAACTTATTTACAGAATCTTTATTATAATTCTGTAGAGGTTGTATTATCAGAAGATGAACAGCAGTTTCAGCTTATGATAAATAATTTTATTAACAAAAAGGAATTTAGTGCAACAGCCACATATGTTCCTTATAACTTTGTAGTATATAATCAAGAAATATACATGTGTTTAAAGGCAACTACGGCAGGTATTCTTCCTACTAATACAGATTATTGGCTTCTGATTGGATTAAAGGGAGAAATAGGGGCTACAGCTATTGATACCACATTAAGATATAAATGGGATTATAAAATTACTTATTCTGTAAAAGATGTAGTCACTTATGATAATATTTTATATGTAGCTAAGACAAGAAATAATAATTCCCAACCTGACACTAATCCAGAAGATTGGGAAATATTTATGAAGATTCCTAGAGCGAAAATTATTGTATCTGCTATAGAACCTAATCCAGATGCTTTAGTAGTAGGTGGTCAATGGTGGCAAGTAAATAAAGTATATCCAAATAAAACAGTTACAGTATCAGATGTAAATAATATTTCATTAACAGTAAATGATAGTGAAACAGCACCTATAGAATCAGTAGAAGCTTATGGTAATATAGAGCAGTTTTCCACGACCGGGGCACAGATGCTGGATATACCATCATTGTCGGCCCGTACCTCCAATGGAGTAACGTTCACCCCAAATCCAGATGGCACCATACTTGCTACCGGAACTGCTACAGGTGGTAATGCCACTTTCTATCTTAGCGATAGACTTTCCGTCCCATCCGGGGATTATTATATTTCAGGCTGTCCAGACGGTGGCGATAAATCGACCTACGTAATCAAGGGGTATATAAATACGTCCGATGGTACCAGTTATGCATATGCATATGATATCGGTGACGGTGACACGTTGACAGTTAAGGACGGACAGACCCTTTCCCTTGCCATAACCATAGGCAACAATGCATCCGGTCCCCTGGTCTTCAGGCCCATGCTCCATGCAGGTTCCACGCCCAAGCCCTGGGAACCCTACACTGGCGGCAAACCTTCTCCTAATCCAGAATTTCCACAGGATATTAAAGGAGTAGGTTGGACACCTAATTTATTGAGTTTTAAAGAGTGGCATGATATTATTGTTTTAAATAGTTCTAAAGGAGTAACAAGAGGAACAGCAATATGGGATTTTTCTCTTAGATATATAACTTTAACAGCTACAGAAGAGGATTGTTATACTACTTTTGATGCAAATGATAAAGTTTATAAAATTCCTGTAAAGCCTAATAAGGGATATATTCTTACGTGGGATGCTATAGGAGATATAGGAAAAGTATATATATTTCGTAACGGCCTTAGTGCTTCTTCAGTTTCTATAGATAATACTATAGGGGTATTAAGAATGACTACTAATGCAGATACAGAGTTTATTACGTTTAGATTGGGAGTAACTAATGCAGGAGAATCCTGTACTTATACTAATTTGATGTTTATGGAAGATAATAATTTTATTACAGAATATGTAGATTATGCAGAAAAAGGAAAAGGTGTAATGGAAGTAACTACATCTGGATTAAATTTGTTTGATGCTAGTAAGATTCCTACTAAAAGTGAAAGTGGAGTAACAGTAACCAATAATGGGGATGGTAGTTTTACTATAACAGGAAGTGGTACAGTTACAGCAAGTTTTGGTGGATATTATGTATACAGTAGAGAAAATGCGATAAAATTTATTGAATATATCGAAAAAAATTTAGGGACTTATTCAATGACCAATGGAGATGTTTTTCCATATTTTTACTGGAAAATTGGTTATAGTACTACAAATGTTTTTGAAATTAATACAAATACTAATTACACAAGAAAAATTCCAAAAGAAATAATAAATACTTTTAAATCAAATGAAAATTTAAAAATAATAATTGGTTATCATTTAAGTAATGGGGCTACTATTGTGCCAGGAACAATAAAACCTATGCTTTGGAAAAATGATACTCCACCAACAGTTAATGATTGGGTTCAATTTTCTGGCATTCCCACTTGTGCAAAAGCTATGTTATCATCTCAACTTTATAAGATAGATAACTATGCACAAGATTATTTTCATTATGGTGATGGACAATGGGAAGTAATTCACAAAATAAAGAAAGTTGTGTTAGATGGAACGATTGATTATGACACATATAATATAATGACAAATTCTAAAGAAATAAGACCTCTTGGAAGTGCTTATTATAGTATGGTGATTCCTGCAAAAATACAAGGTGCTTATAGCGATAAATTTAGATGGGTTGAAAGTACGTGGAAAAAAGATGAAGTAGGAATTTTTTCTAATTTTGCAGGAAATGAAACAAATTACAAATATTTAAGTTTTAGGATTCCTGCTGATGCTGACCCAAATGAGTATATGGATGCACACCCTACTACAGTATTATTTATTCCATATAACAATGGAAATGATTATTCTGTAAGTGAAACCATAGAAGATTTTAATGAAGGAAATGAATCTGCTATTGAATTATCTCAATTGAATAGCTTTTTACCCTCCACACAAATGAGTGTTTCTTCTTATATTGCACCTACACAAATAGGCTTGACATATTCTGCTGATGTAGACACGTATATGAAGAATAATTATACGTGATTGATATAAATATTAAAATAATTGAAAGGAGTGGTAAAAATGGCTCAGATGAACATTGAAATGAACGTAAAAAATGATACTGGGTATGACCAGCTTCATCCTAAAACCAATGTTGATGTAGTAGAAGGAGCGGCCCCTAAATCCATAGGGGCTACTGCTACTGCCACTGTAGCAGGATGGACAGGAACAGCGGCACCATTTACACAAATAATTAGTATAGCTGGTGTTACTACTACAAATAATATTGAAGTAGGTTTAGCTTCTACTGTTAATTTAGACCAACTTAAAATGGCTATGAAATGTATTATTCAGTGTACAGCACAAGCGAATAATCAGGTTACTTTAACAGCGTTTAAGAATAAACCTACAATTGATTTACCTATCCAGGTAATAATTTTGGGTTAAGAACAAAAAGAAAGAAAGGAAAATAGTTTTATGAGTGTGTTAAACAGATTCCCAACTGGTGGTGCGCCTACAGATGGTTTGACAGCCACCCCAGGAGAAGTTTTAAGTGGTTACAAATTCGTAGGAGCCAGTACAGACGATGTTCAAGTGGGTACTTTACAACTTACTGGTAATGCCGCAACGAACCATGTACTTAGTGGTACTACGTTTTATACAAACAACCCCAAGAATAAGCTTACTGGTTATATGGCAATCAATAACATCAGAGGATTTTCTGTAAGTCTTATAAGTGGCAGAAATGTAACGGTTCAATGGACTAATCCTGTACAAACTGCTGGATATCCTTACAGTGGGGTATATGTAAAATACCAAACAGGTTCCTATCCCACTCCTTCCACTGGTACACAGGCGTACAAGGGAGTAGGAAGCAGTGGGGCAAGTGGGGCCGTATCTCAGATTAATTTAACTATGCCAAGCCTAGGTACTACGTATTACTTTATCTGTTATTCCTATTGTATAACATCAAATGGTGAATTAATTGGTTTACCTTGGCAAACTACAGTAAATACAGGTAGTTCTCAAATAATTACCATTAATGCTACACAAAATTATACTATCCCGGCAGGATATAACAGCGTTGATTTGTTCTGTGTTGGTGGCGGCGGCAGTGGTAGTTGGATGAATAGTAAATATACTTATGGAGGTGGGGGCGGTGGAGGTGGATATACTTCTACTGTAGGAAACGTAGCTGTATCAGCAGGACAGGTACTATATTGTGTAGTTGGAAATGGAGGAAGTGGTACAGGGGCAAGTGGGGCCGCTTCTACTGTTTTCAGAAATGGTGTAGTTTTATGTAGTGCAGATGGTGGTAAATCCAATACCAGTACAACTTATGATGGTGGCTCTGGCGGCTCTGGTGGCGGCGGTGGTGGTCAGAGAGATGGTAATATTCCTGGACAATGGGGTGGTTCTAATGGTGCTGGTGGAGGTAGTGTAGCGGCTAGTGGTAGTGGCGGTAGAGGTCAAGGATTTACTACTACTGCTTTTAGAGAAAACTGGGGAACTGTTTACTCAGGTGGTGGCGGCGGTGCTGGTGCTAATACTGGCTCTGGTGGCGGTGGAAACGCTGGCGGTGGAGGTGGTGGAGGCGCTTATGGTGGTGGCGGCTGGGGTTCAGCTAATACAGGTGGTGGGGGAGGTGGTCAATACTGGCCCAACGGAACCAACGGTGGAAATGGAGGTTCTGGTGTAATATTGATAAGAATAAAATAATTTAACGGTATGAAAATTTAAAGAAAGGAAATAATTAAGTATGGCTATAATGAATAACTTTGCTTCTGGTGGTGCGCCTACAGATGAATTGACGGCAACCCCGGCAGAAGTAATGAAAGGTTATAAATTTCTAGGTGCTGGTTCTGATGAAGAACAAACTGGTACATTGGAATTAACTGGAAATGCGGCTGTTAATCATGTTTTACAAGGTGAAACATTTTATAATACAAATCCTAAGAACAAACTTACAGGTACTATGACTGTAAATAGTATATTTTCTTTTAAGGCGCAAGTAGTCAGTGGGCGGCAGATTTTGTTTACGTAGCAAAATCCGACTACTGCGACAAGGAAGCCGTTCTAGTGATGGCAGAAATCGTGTTATTTATAGAAGTTTTGGTATCATTTTAGCCATTCTTCATTAATTTTAAAAATAAATTTTAAGAATGAAAGGAAAAGAAAAATGATTGTACATCAGGTTTATGCGTATATTTGGAATGAAACTGTACAGAATATTGTAGTATGTGATAATTACCAGTTAGCGAATGATATTGCTAAAGGTTGTTATGGTAATGATGCTTTTGCTGTAGATTGTTTACAGTATCCTTGCCAAATTGGAGATAAATATGTAGATGGAAGATTCTATAGAGTTCCAGAAGCTACTGAAAATGGAGTGTTAGTAGCCAAACCTATGGATACTACACCTGTTGATGTTAGTGAATTAGTGGAAATTGAATATGTTCCAACACAGGAACAGGAGGTTGCTACTTTAAAAGCGCAGAATGCTATATTAGCTACTGCTACTTCGTTTATAGCTAATACATTTACAGATGAACAAGCTATTATGGTAGCTGACCTTTATCCTTTATGGTCTGGTGAAAGTGTAAAGTATGAAGTTGGAGAAAGAGTAAAGGATGAAAATTATATTCTTTATAAAGTAATTACTGCTCATACGTCACAGCCAGAGTGGGAACCTTCTGTATCTCCTTCGTTATTTGCAGAAGTAGTAGACCCAGAATAGGTTCCACCTACAAATTCTACAAAGTAAATGTATAGGATACTCTAAAAAGGGTATAATATAAATGTAACCATAAAAAATGATTTCAAGAAAGAGAGGAATTTATAATGGCAGTTTTAAAAGGTCACAGTGACAAGAGGACACCGGAACAGAGACATGATGATGCAATTAATATGCGTGAGGATGTAAAGCCCACTGCTCTTAACACAGAAAAGAATTACGTGACTACTGGCCCAGGTACAGGCAAGGAAGATGAACGTAACGATTGATAATTGAAAAAGGGAAGGGTAAAACCTTCTCTTTTTACATATTTTTTAATATGAATAAAAAGAAAAGAGGTAAATAAAAATGAGTATACTAAACCGCTTCCCAACTGGGGGGGGGACTATCTTCTGAGGTCACAGCAACTAACAATCAGCTTTTAACAGGGTACACAGCTATAACGGTTAACTCTGATGATGAACCAATTGAAGGAACTATGCCTAATTGTGGTACACAGAATTATAGTTTACCTATAAATGGAAGTTATACTATCCCAGAAGGTTATCATTCTGGCGAAGGTAAGGTAACTCAATCTGTTACTACTATGAAGGGTTCTAATATAACACCTAATACATCTGTAGTAACAATTCCCACCAATCAGAAATATATTGATGGGAATTTTACTATTCCTGCATTTGCTTTACCATCTGCTTCTATTTTGAAAAAAGGAGCAACATATACTTTATATGGAAAAAAGGTTACAGGAGAATTTGAGGGCTTCGTTCCTAGTGTTACAGATTTATATTACAAAGGAAATAATATAGCTAATTTCAGTTTTAAGGTGGCATATGGATATCCTGTACTAGGCTCTGTTAAATTTGAAACTGCTCAAATGATAACTACATCAGATAGAAATGGAACTGCTGGCCCTTTATGTAGTGGAAGAAGTTATAATTTAACTCCTTATAATTCAATTAATATTGAAGTAAATCCTCCAACTCCATCTATTTCTTTATCTACAGTTTATAGGAGTGTAGTATTTCATTATGGGAGTGATTTAAATACAAGAGATGCATTTATAAATTCAACAAAACCATCAACTTATGTATTTAGTTTTGATATATCAGGAATAAATGCAACTAAATGGTTTGCGTTTATGTTTTTTTATAAAGAAAATACTAGTGCCTATAAAGGAATTATAAATCGTATTTGGTTCAGTTAAAAAGAAAGGAAGATTATTATGGCAGATTTAAAAACAGCAAAAGGACTGGTGGAATTTGCACAGTCTAAAATTGGTACTCATTATGCATATGGGGCAAAGGGAGAGATACTTACTAAAACAAAAATATACTCTTGGGCCAGAATGTATCCCAACATTTATACACAGTCTTATATAAACCAGCTTTTAAAATGGGTTGGTGAGTATGCAGTTGATTGTTCTGGGTTGATTTCCTGGTATACGGGTATCATTCGTGGTTCCAGCAACTATGAACAGACTGGTACAAACAAGATAAAGCCCTCCGAAGTGACGGATAGTAAGTTTGGTTGGGCGGTATGGAAAAACGGTCATATCGGAATTGTAGAGAGTTCTAACAAGGTCATAGAAGCTAAGGGTATCAACTATGGCACCATCCGAAGCAACAGGACCTCCACTCCATGGGTAAACGCTTTCCAGATAAAGGATATTAATTATCAGGCAGAAGAAGGTTTACAGGGATGGAAAAAGGTTAAGGATGGATATGTATATTTTCAGAATGGAGTTATGCTGAAAAATGCATGGGTAAGGGATAAAGACAGATGGTATATTTTAGCTGGTGATGGCCTGATGATTCATGACGATTGGTTTTATGAGAATGGAAGATGGTATTATTTGGCTGGTGATGGAGGAATGATTTCTAACCAGTGGCTTTTCTATAAAGATAATTGGTATTATTTTGATGGGGCCGGGGCCTGTTTAACTGACACATGGTATAAATATGAGGGTAACTGGTACTATTTGGATGATACTGGGGCTATGCATAAAGGAATGCTTTATGATAATGGCAGTTGGTATTATTTAGGAGATGATGGAAAATTGATTACAGACACAAGCATTAGATTTGATGCTGGTAACGATGGGGCCTTAAAGTTTGCTGGATTAATAAATAAATTTGACGAATAAGAAGGAGGAAATTATGGTAACGATTAGTAAACTGGGGGGGGGCAAATGGCACCTCTGAAACAGAATTTTGTGGTTTAAGTAGCGATATAAAACCTGTAAACGAGGAAATTCCCAATGGTTCATCTTTTTTTGAGATGGATACCTTCAATGTATATTTCTTTAACAAAGCTACAAAAACATGGGTAACTACAACTGAGGGAGGTGTTTAAATGTCTCCCATTCAAGTTTTAGCCATATGTTTAAGTAAGATTAGTAAGATAAATAGTAAGATTGAATCTATACCAGCCGCTTTAGTTTTTAAAGCGTCCATAGACAATATAGACTTGCTTCCAAAAAATCCCAGTATAGGAGATATGTATAATATAACTGTAAAATCAATCTATGGTGAAGCAGGAATGAATGTAGCCTGGAACGGGACAGAATGGGATGCATTAGGAAGTACCATAGATATGAGCCAGTATTATACAAAGACAGAAGCAGATACTAAGTTTTCTTATAAAAGTACTTCTGAAACAGTTGCAGGAACAGCAATATCTCAAAATTTAACTTCTAATGTTTTGTATATATTTTCAGATGAATTAACATCTTTAAATATTACAGGATTAGATGGTGGAAATGAGCCTTATAATGTTATAAGAGAATGGATGTTTCAGTTTACTTCTGGGGCAACACCCACAGTTTTAACACTTCCTACAGGGGTACAATCTGAATTGGTTGTATCCCCTAATACCATATATCAGTGTAGCATAGTTAATAATTTGCTTACATTTCAAGGATGGAAGGTGAGTAGCTAATGAGTTTTTTACGTAGAGAACAAATGGATTGTTGTAATTACGTAGAATCTACAGGTAGTAGAATTGTAATGGATTCTGATACTAATTGGATGGAATTGGAAAGTATACAGGGAAATACTACACAATTCAGTACAACAGGTGCACAGTTACTTGATGTAAATTTAGGGACTACACAAACCATAAACGGAATTACTTATACAATAAATACAGATGGAACTATAGTTGCTAATGGAACTTCTACTGCTGTGTCTATTCTTATTATAAATTTACCCAATCCTATTCCCATAGGGACAGTTTTGTATTTGGGGGCCAATAATGATGTTGTACCAGAAGGTAGCACTGAAATCCATTTAAGATTGAGCGGTTCTGGTGTTATACCTAATAGTTCATTCTGGTTAAGTAATGTTAATGCAGGAACTACATTTACTGTTACTAATGAAATTGCCACATCGTTTAATTTTAGGATTGGAACTGGACAAACGGTAAACAATTTTAAAATAAAGCCTATGTTATGCTATGATAGCATGAAATCATGGGAACCCTATACAGGTGGTAAACCTTCCCCTAGCCCCCAATATCCTCAAGAGATAAAAGGAATAGGGGAAAGTGGTAATATAAATGTAACTGTTGCAGGAGCACAATTATTTGATATTACTAAATATTTTACTTCAATTGACCAATGGATTATTACAGATAATAGAATTAGTATTGAAAATCCTACTTCTACGTATTTAACAATAATTTATACTATAAATGTATTGCCTAATACAACTTATACTTTATCTTCTATTATACACAATTATATAGCTGGTACAAATAGTATGCATATAGTTGTATCAATAATAAAAAATACAGGAGAAGTTATAAGTAATGTTGTAATAATTGATGAAGCTTCATCTAGTCCAAGGACATTTACTGTACCAGAGGATGGTAAGCAGATTAATATATACATTAGAAATAGAACTACAGGTAATGGAGGGTATGTTGAAAATGTTATGCTAAATCAAGGAAATACTTCTTTACCATGGCAACCTTATTATTCTTCACAAAATATTTCTATTGGTTTGACAGCACCTTTGTATGGTGTTGATAGTTATAATGATGAAATTGCTGTGATTAAACGTATTGATAAATGTATAGAATTAACTTTTGATGGAAGTGAATATTGGGATTTTCATAATTTACAACAAGGATTTTATACTGTAAATGCATTACCAAATGCATCAAGTTTTAGAAAAGGATATTGTAATCAATTTATTGTAATATCGCAATTAAATAATAACCCAAATGGTTTAATATTAGGTATGGATAATAATAGAAATATATATACAAGAAATAATCAATTTTATGATAGTACAATTCCAGATAAAGGACTTGCCGCCTGGAAAGCCCATCTTTCTACCAATCCTTTAAAAATAGTTACTTATATAACTGAGGGTTGGAAAGAAACTCCATTAGATAAAAGTAATATAGATAATATTAAAAGTTTATATGCTTATAAAGGAAATACTGTAATAACTAATAATGAGAACGCTACTATGGTAGCTATGTATAAAAAGAAAAGTTAAAAATAACCCCACTCTATTTATGTTGGAGTGGGGTTATTTTTTATTGCTTCTTTAAAAAGTTGCTATGCTTATAGCAGATATAACATGAATAATTTTCCTCATGTTCATGCTGACAATTTTCACAACTGATTGAAATTCTTTCGTTATCCATATCTTCTTTTATTTTTTCTATTTCTTCTTTTTCTTCCCCTTCTATTATTTTATAATTCTTTACCCAACCAAAAGGAATTATAAGTACCTTAATATTTTTAGGACGTAAAATATTTTCTATGGATTCTATAAAATGTATCAATTGTCCTGGGGGCAATCTTTTTAAATCCACTTCCATAAACAAAACACTATCTGTAGGAATATGCACAAGAGTAGCTTTAAGTTCTTTTACAAACTTTTTCTTTATTCTTTTATTCATTTATTTCATCCTTTTCTTATAAAGAGTATATTGAGTATAACAAAATTTCCAAAATGCTCGGTCTGTTTTATCCATTATTATTGAAGGATTTTTTATAAATTCAGTAGTGGTTATTCCATATTCTTCTTGGAATTTTGCTAAATAAACTTGTAATGTCAATATGAAACTTGTTTCTTTTTTTAATGGTTTATCAGGAGATAAGAAATGGCAGTTGTCCCAATTAACATTATTGGTATAACCTCCTCCACCTCCACCCCCATAACAATCAAAAGTTTTAACTCCATCATTTTTTAATGTGAATCTATCTTGAGTATTAGGAAATTTATATACGGTATTACTAGGGTGCATTTTCTCTGTTTCATCTAAACTTTTTAACAAATTTTCCAAATTTTCTTTCATATCTTCTTTTACAAATTCTTCCATGATTTCTTTAACTTTTATCCATTTTTCTTCTTGCTTCATATTTATTCACCTCATTGTTTTCCAGTACTACCAATTCCTCCCCTGTCAGGATTTCCCAATTCATTTACAGAAATAAAAACAATGTCTGGCTGTTTATTCACAATTCTGAACTGAGCAATGCGGTCATTTATATAGATGGTTGTATCTCTTATTGCTAGGGCTAAAAATGACCATACATCATCATCTCCACAATAACTGTTGTCAATAATACCCTGTGAATGTGCCATGATAATGCCGAATTTTTCTGGTGCACTACTTCTGGGAAGAATATGGGCTTCATAGTTTTCTGGTAACTGCATAGATATTCCTAAAGAAATTCTACGAATTTCCCCTTTTTTAAGGGTTACTTTTTCGGCGGCTCTCAAATCAATCCAATCAGATTTATTACCATCAATCTTTTGTAGGTGAGTTAATTCTGGATTATGATATTTGATAGGAATAGTAAAACTTTTGCCTATAAGTTTTTTTATAACTTTATTTTTAATCCAAAATGTACCTAAACTATTTTCCATTTGAATTTCATATGGAAGGTTAGTATTTTGAGCATCTATGTTTATTATTTGTCCTCTACATCCTTCATAACCTTCCATTCCTATAGCTTTTAATAAGTCATAATTTTTTGTTAAAACAACAATATCTCCTACTTTAAATTTCATTTTTAATCTCCTTTTATATTATAATTTTCTAATTAAAGTATCATCAATATGCCAAAAACATTGTGCACTCTCCTTTTCATGACTAAGACTAAGGTAAAAACAGGTACAACATGGTTACAAGCTTTTATTTTAATGTTCATGAGGAAATCCCTTGGCTAACTCCATGTGTATATTTTACCACTTAATACGAAGTTAGTCAAGGATTTCTCCGTCAGACTTTATAGAGATTTATTTCCATTTTTCTGACAATAGATGCATAATAATCCTGTACGCAGATACATATATTTCTTTTGCAGATATTGTCTGTAATCATAAGTTAATTGGCCTTTAAGTTCTAATTCAATCTGATAAATTTGATTCAAATACCAATTTATCATTTCTCTTTCGTTAAAACCAAAAGTAGCCGTTTGTGTATAAAAATTTTCTAATGTATAAGGATTATTTGGATTCTTCATTTACTTTTGTTTCCTCCTGTTTTAATAAGCTTTTTCTATCCCATTTTATAATGTGATAAGGACTATAATTATAAAGAGAAAATACGGAAGTTACTACGTATCCTTGGCTTTTTAATGTTTTTATTTCTTCTTTTGTTAAAGGGCCTATTTCTTTAGTTTCCCAATAAAATTCTCCTTTTTCAGATTGCCAAGCAAGACGTTCACATATAATATCCCATCTTATATCACATGTTTCTTCCATTAATAAGTCTGCATGAGGTAGTGAAGGAACAACATTATTCATTTTAAACTCCTTTCAAATTAAAAAATCTTTCCAAGCTTCTTTTTTCTTTCTCTCTTTTTCTTTCTTTTCATTTTCGTCATATTCTTTATTTCTTTTGTTATATTCATTAATTTTAATTTGCTGTCTTAAGTATTCTCCCGGCTGAAGTATTCTCCCGGCTGACGATTATACGTTATATTGTATTCTTCTTTGAATGTTACGTAAGATTCTGGATATTCTATCTTTACAGAATTATCAATTAGAATACAATGAGAATTAATTTGTTTCCAGGTTTTACATTTTATTTCATGAGTATAACTTTCTTCTTCAAATCCAACAAATTCAGTTACTTTAAGTTTCATTCTTTAGCTCTCCTTTCTTAAATATATAGTAATTTATTTATATTTTAAGTATACTCTATTATATATTATATGTCAAGTAATAAAACAAAAAATCCCCGGTGTGTCATCACCGGGAACTTTTTGTATTATATATAGGGGGTTGTCCATTCCTTATATATAATATAAAGGAGAAGTATTTTAATGTACAATTAAATAATATCATAATTATTTTATTTTGTCAATAGTATTTTTTAACTTTTTTAAAATTTTTAGGGTTGACAAAAGGAATTTTATGTGTTATAATATAAAGTGCCAAAGGGTAAATCTCTTTCTATACTTTATGTATAGGCATCTGTATAAGGAGCGTACAGCGGTGTTCTGGCATCGAAAACAACTTTACATGACATCAGTAAATGAAGGAGACTATATTGTTGTCCTAAATGCCGAGTGAGTGTAAGGCTCATAATTGTTGGTAAAGCAACATAATAAAACCAGATTTATTAATATTGAGAGTAGAATTATTTGAGGTCAGAAATGGTTCCTGACACACTCTAATGGAGTATTTGAGATGATGGATACACCGCCCATTCTTATAATTCTACTATAGTGTTAAGGGTAGCTGAATAGCATAAATCCAGACACAAATGTAATAGAAAAAGCGTCTAATCTTATCTTAGACGCTTTTTCTTATTATTAAAAGTCAATACCGGGTATTAAAATTTCTTGATTGGTACTTCCCCTTAGTTCAAGAGTAATATCCCTTTTATCCTGTTCGTACCGCCCTGTAACTAGGGTATCTACCAAATCAATTGCTTTTAATCGGAACATTTCTTTATTGGTTATAGTATTTTTTGCTTTCTTTTTTATTTTTATTAATTCTTCTTTTGTATATCCAGTCCATAAGAAAATTTTAATATATGGATAATGCTTTCTTACTTCTTTTAAAACCAACCATGTAAAGATTACATTTTCATTACATAAAGGTTCTCCCCCTAATATAGAAAAATTTCTGATTACTTCGTTTTTGTTAATGGCTTTTATTATTTTGTCCAAAAGAATATGAAAATCTTCTTCTATTCCTCCATTAAAATCCCATGTTTCTGGATTATGACAGCCCGGACAATGAAAGGGGCAACCTTGCGTCCAGAGAGATACACATACATCTTCTCCGTTTACTATATCATTTTCTTTTAATGCGGCATATCGTATAGTTGAAAATGGTTTCATTTTTATTCCTCCTTCTATATGGTTAAAACTCTGTAGAAGCTAAATCTAGCCGTTTAACACCCTTAGATGAACAACTGTTAGCCTATGGGGTTAAAACGGCTAGAAACGGGTTTTACGAGGTCGTTTTAAAATGAATACGATTTAATCCTCATTATCTCCTAAATGAACAAATCTATCTCTAATTTCTTCTGTTCGTCCATAATTCCAGTAATGAGTTCCTATATATCCGCAGGTACGTCTTGCGATATTCATTGTATCTTGATTAGTATTTCCACAATTAGGGCAATACCAACTCATATCTTCTGAATTGATTTTCATTTCTCCGTCATAGCCACATTCATGACAATAATCACTCTTTGTATTTAATTCCGCATACATGATATTATCATAAATGAAGCGCATAACAGTTAAAACTGCATCTATATTTCCTGTTAAATCGGCAGTTTCAATATAGCTTATAGCACCACCAGGAGAAAGTTTCTGGAATTTTGATTCTATTTTCAATTTAGTAAATGGGTCGATATGCTCAAATACAGGAACATGATAACTATTGGTTATATAGTCTCTGTCTTTTCCATCAAGTTTAATGAATACATCATTACCAAATCTCTTTTTAAGACATTTAGCAAATTTGTAAGTTCCGCTTTCCAGAGGGGTGCCATATACAGAATAATCTATATCTTCTGCCGCTTTCCACTGTGCACATTTATCATTAAGTCTTTGCATAACTTCAAGGCCAAATTTTTCACCTTCTGCCCCATCTGTATGAGAATGACCTGTCATATATTTTACACATTCATATAATGCCCCATATCCTAATGATACAGTGCAGTATCCATGATGAAGTAATTCATATAAACCTTCTTCTTTGTCTAATCGTGCTAATGCACCATTCTGCCATAAAATAGGGGCAACATCAGAAGTAACCTGTTCCAATCTCTTTAATCTTGCTTTCAATCCTAAATGACAAAGTTCTGTTCTTTCTTCAAACAGTTCCCAGAACTTATTAAAATCTCCACCAGAAGATAAAGCAAGGTCAGCTAAATTAATAGTTGTAACCCCGGCATTAAATCTTCCATAGTATTTATTACCTTTTTCCCAGGTATTACATTTACTGTAATTTTCTGTTGTTCTATCAGGAGTAAGAAAAGACCTACAACCCATACAGGCGTACACTGCATTCTTATATTCCTTCATCTTTTTTGCAGAAATATAATCTGGAACCATACGCTTTGCTGTGCACTTAGCCGCTAATACTGTTAGATTGTAATTAGGAGAATCTTTATAGATATTATCTTCATCTAATACATAGATTAACTTAGGAAATGCAGGAGTAATATAAACTCCTTTTTCATTCTTCATTCCTTTTATTCTCTGATTTAAAAATTCTTCAATGAGCATAATTGTTTCAGTTTTATATCTTATATCTTCATTAGCATACATATAAACTGTAAGAAATGGTGCCTGACCATTAGTGGTGCTCATACTGTTTATCTGATAATTAAAGGTTTGTACACTGTCTTTAACTTCTTTTTTCAAATCTTCTGTAGCCCATTTAATAGATTCTTCACGGGTGAATCCTCTTTCTTTGTATTTGTTATAATAAATTTCATAACTCTTTCTAACAAATGGTGCTAAATGAGTTAGAGAAATAGTAATTCCTCCATACTGGCTAGAGGAAACGGCAGTAATTATTTGAGTTGCCACTGTTACAGCCGTACTTAATCGTTTCTGAGCATCAATAGCAATACCATTGATTATTGTACCGTAATTTAACATATCTTCCAGATTGCATAAACAACAATTATGAAGTGCTTTCTGGGCCATATAATCCATATCGTGCTGATGAATTATACCTTCATCATGAGCCTTACATACTTCTGGTGGAAGTAAAAATCTTCTGGCAATATCAGTGGAAGTAATACCAGCTAAATAATCACGCTGAACTGTTACTACCTTACTATTCTTATTTGAATTTTCAGAAGTCCAGTATTCGCTTTTATTGCTGAGTAATTCTATAACGTCTTTATCAGTAATGTTTCCTCTAGCAATAGTACGATTGTTGCGGTATACAATGTACGCTTTTGCTACATCTTTATATTTTGATTTCATTAATGACTGTTCTACTATATCCTGTATTTCTTCTACGGTATATATGTTACCTTTTTTCTCCAAAGTTTCTTCTATATGATAAACGATATGACGTATATCATTTTCATATTCAGAACGTTTCTGTATTAAGTCTTTTCGTGTCTCTTTAAAAGCTTTAAATATAGCTGTGATTATACGTTCTACATCATAACTTACCTTCCTTCCATCTCTTTTAATAACCTGTCTTTCTACTTCTTTTACTTTCATTCTTATATCTCCTTTTTAAAATTTATTTTTAATTTTTATAATTCTTGTATCATACATGGGTAAATATACCAATAAGGATACAAATGATTATTTATTCCATAAATCTCAGCATAAGAATTTTTAATTACAATAGTAACCATACCTTCAAGCCTTACTATAGTTGTAATAAAATTTTTATGCTTGAAATAAAGAAATTCATTCTTATTAATTCCCGCTCTTTTCCAATCATTAAAATCATTACTTAAAAGAATCTTTTGTCCAGCATGAAGTGATAAATCACGATTCGATATTTCATATTTAGATTTTTTAAGTTTTTCTTTATCTAAAAATAAAATATTCTTTTTTCTTAAATATTCTTTTCTCTTTTTTCTCCTTGTATTTATCTTTTTAGCAATCCTTTTATTCATTTTTTCTTCTCCTTTTTATTATTTTTTAAAATAGAAGTGTGCCTATCTGAGTAGTACACAAGATGTAGGCACACTTCTATTATACACCACAATATATAGTTTGTCAATAAATAAATCTAATATTTTCGCTTAGTACAAAATAGATTTAAAACTAAAAAGTCTTTAAGTGAGGAATTGTCAGTCTATAACGATTTAATGCCTTATACTTTCTTTTACTGCTTTTTATCCATATCCTGTTCTTGATATACTTCTTCTTTGGTCAGCACAATAAAATTTAAAGGGACTCGGTTTTTGTTTGGTTTTTCCAAAAGAATTAAATTTTCTATAGCCCCTATATTATCATTGTTTTCCGTTGTAATTAAAAGATTATTCATGGGACAGATATATTTATCAGATTCATGAAGGATTTTATAATACTTTCCTTTTGTCCATATTACCAAAGGGGCAAAATCTTTCCCCTTTGGATTTGGCAAACTTACATCTTTCAAGCATTTTAAAAATTTTACACTGCTGTCCAAAATGTATCATCCTCCGTTTCTTCGTTATTCATAATTTCTTTTTGTGAAGTTTTTAATTCATAACTCTTAAGCAGAAAATCTTTTAATTGAGTTTGTCGATTTTCATTTCCATCAATAGCAATACAATTTTCTACAGTACTTAAATCTCCTATTTGGGTAGTTTCTTGAGATGCCCTAGAAATCCCAGTGTAAAGAAGATTATTATTGAAACTTCTTTCATGACATTTTAAGCTAAGAAATATAATATGGGGACACTGAGAGCCTTGATATTTATGGATAGTTCCAGCATAACCTAGTACAAGTGAGTTACAATCGTCCCCTTTGAATACTACCATATTTTCATCAAACTGGATGATTAGAACGTTGTTAGCATCAATATCCAGGATTTTACCTATATCTCCATTGAACACTCCTACAGTTTCTTGAGCAAGACTTAAATCTACTTCTCCTGTTTCTTCTAAAATTCTTTTGTAAGTTTCGTAAGTAGGTACAGTGTAATTGTTTTTGGTATTCATTACAATGTCTCCCTTACGAAAAGTAATAGTACAATCTTTTACATCTCTTTCGATTACTCTTTCATTTTTTCTTGCCGGGTTAATAGCCGATTGAATAAGATTATTAATCCTATAAGTTCCAAATTCTTTTACATTCCATGGAGTAATAACCGCAATATCAATTGGTTTAATTCCCTGGTTAATTTTTTCCATGTAAGTATCCAGAATTTGTTCTGTGGTTCCATTACTTTTTATAAATGTGTAATCTTTATTAATTCCCAATACACATTTAACTCCATCTTCAAAATTAAGTTTTTCGTGTATAGAAAGTTTATTATAAATATCATTGACGATAGCGGATAATCCACCTTCTTTGTAACGAAATACTTTAGTAAGAGTGATAACAGGAATGATATTGCTTTCTATAAAATCTCTCATGACACAACCTAAAGCAATGGAAGGAAGCTGATGAATGTCTCCACTAAATACAAATCTTACATCTGGATTAGAACAAGCTTTAACTAACATCATCATATGTTCTAATCCATACATAGACCATTCATCACATATAATCACATCTGAATCTATACCACCATCAGCTTGTGCCTGGGAACATCCTTTATGAACAGTAGAAGCTTTTCTATGAGTTTGTTCCGCTAATCTTTTAGCGGCCCTTCCCGTAGGTGCAAATAGAGAATAGGTTTTTCCATTATCTTCTAGCATATTTATTAATGCCATCATAGAAGATGTTTTACCACAATTCCCAGTAATGAAAATATTATTCTTTCTACGTAATACTAACATTCCTGTCTCCACTTCAAAACAATATTTAAAGCCGTCTATAGATTTAACTTTAATTATTTCTGTTTGTTTTTTATGAGTAGGACGTGAATCTTTAGTGATAGTTAATAAATTTCTGGTGGTAATTGCTAATTCATATTCTGTACTTTTAGTAACATATTCTTTGTTGTTAATCTTTCTAATTCTTCCTATTCTATTTTTTTCTTTTAAAGATGCTTTATAGTCACAAGCACTAAAAGCAAATTGTATAAAGTTAGCTGTAGAAAGAACAGTTGTGGAAAAAGTTTTTCTATTTCCAATAATACTTCCATCCCATTGTAAAATATTGTCACACACAATTTGTAACTGTTTTTGTGTACAATTATACCAATAAGATAAAAATTCTTTTTCTTTACGTGGTGCATAAATATAAAAATCTGTATAACCTTCTGCGGCAGATTCTTTTTCTCTCCATTGTAAATTAGATTCTTTAAAAAGATTACGAAGGTTATCTTTTTTTCTTTGTTTCTTTATATGAAATCTACATAATGTAGTATTACTATGCGTAAATGTTCCATCACATATAACAGCACACATTATTTTAATTTCATTGTCTGTTAAATCAATACCCTTTCCATCGTATCTAAAGCTGGTAATAAATTTTCCTCTAAATCCTCTTTCATTAGTTTCGTGTTTATTTTTTAAATCTAACATAGTAGTAAATTTTAATTGCTGTTTTCCTCTATCGCTGTAAATATAAGGTATAACATGTTCTTCGCTTAAAGTTTGATTAAGTCCATACTTAGTTTCAAAATGATACATTTCATTACATGGCAATTTGATATAGCGCAAAGGCTTTACCAACTCTGCGGTTCCATCAACATTATACTGTAATACTTTTTCTTCTGGGATATATTGAGCAATAGATTTCCATTCTTTTCCATTAAAATATTCTGTTTCAGAATCTACGCAACCTGCCCCGGCATTAAGTACAGCAACTCTATTTTCACATACTACATGAAGTAATTCACTCTGTTCATCTGTTAATGTGCCGTCTTTTATTTTTGTATATTTTTTCCATTCAAAATTCCAAGCTGGCCCAGAAGTACATAAGATATCAATAAAAAAATCTGCAATGGTAGATTCTGCTATATAAGTATCTGCTTTAGCAATACGCTTAGTAGCATCATCATACCAAATCTTTTGACTTTCAACACATGTTTTTTTAATATGAGGAATACAATCTTTATCTATTTCAGCGCAGAAGCCAGCCATTGTATTTGCATCCATATATGTGTTATCATCTTCTTCGTTAAGATTTAATATATGAAGTGCAATATGTTCAATACGATTGGCAGATTCTTTTAACTCTGGTCGTATTTTCATAAGTAATTTATCTGTTCTTAAAAAGTCTCTATGCAGTACATCTATAAGAACAGAATAAGGTTCTTTGTTAATAGCTTCTTCTACAGCTTCAACAGAACCATATACGTTATCCAATTCCTGGCATTCCCCAATAGTTAAATCATAATTCTTATGATGGATTAAAATATAATAATACTTAAATCTGGTATTAATTTCTCTGATGTAACAATTCAATCTGTATTCTTTGATGTTTTTTAATTTCTTAACATCTATTTCCTCTGTTTTACCATTTATTACCATGGCAATAAAATTGGGATATACAGTTAATAAAGTATTGGCCTGAGTTTCCGTAGTGAATTTAGTAAGAATCTCCATAGACTGTTCTATAGTTAATTCTTCCAAATCCTTAACTATCTCATAATCCTTTACTTTTTCTACCATGTACTGTAATCCATACCTGGGATGATTGACTTGTTTTAAATCCAGTGTATAGGATTCCCCATTTTTAAGAAAAGATAAATCTCCTGAGATAGTAAAATTGCCATATTTGTTAAGGCTTATTTTACTTTCATCTTTTGGATTGTCTAACAAACAGGCGAAAGTCCTATAATTATTAGAAGAATATATTTCCCTAATGATAGTACATTTGATTCCCTCAATAAATCTTTCCATTATTCTCCTTCTTTCTTTTTGTTTCGTAGTTTCTGAGTTAAATATTTACATTCATATCCATTATTTTTCATATGTTTTTTAAGTCTGGGAATAATCTGCCTTGCATAAATTCTGTTTACATCTACAGAAGTTAGTTTTTCTTGTGTTATTTTTTCAGCTATTTCAAGATTATTTAATCCTTCTATAACTCTTAAGTAAAATATTTCTTTTTGTATAGAATTTAAAGTGGGAATAAATGTTTTTAATATCTGCATCAAATCTGTATAACCATCTAATTCCTCCATATTATCATAATTACCCAAGGTATCAGCAATGGTTAAACTTTCTAAATCTGGTGATGCATAAGCTGGTTGTTCTAAACTTAAAACAGATTTATCAAAGTTTCTTTGATGCACCCTACGAATAGTTCTAATATATTCGCTATGCATAAGAAGATACGCAATTGTACTTAATTTTCCTTTTTCTGGATTATATGTTTTAACTGCTTTACATAATCCTATACATGCTGGGCCATGACCTTCCTCAAAGGGTATTCTATGACTTTGTAAATAACTGATTACAAGGCCGTAATTATCGTATACAACCTTCTTTTGTTCGGAACTGAGTATAACATCACTTGTAGAAATATAATCTGTTGTTTCCATTTTGTACTCCTTTCATTCATACTATCTAATAAAATAATAACATATTTATATATAAAAGTCAATAGATTTTTCAAATAAAAACAGCTTCCTAGTTAAGTTTAAGAAGCTGTTTTTATTATTTACATATTAGGTAATTTATACCTTCTTTCTCCATGCTTTTTTATTTGTGTCACTGTATCTTTTACATTGTTTATGTTTGTTAGCTTCGATAGTTTCAAAATTTACAATACATATATCTTTTCCTGTTCTTTTATCATAAATACATTTATCGCAATTGACACAACTTTCTGATGGAAATAAAATAACTTTGTTTCTACCCATTTATTCTTCCTCTCTATCTGCCCTTTCAAATTGTAATGATAAACTTAAATCAGGATTTACATTACGAATTTTTATTACACTATGCGTAAAGACAGAATTTTTATATTTCTTTGCTATAAATTCTTCTTCATCATCTTCACTTTTACGATATCCTGATATCATAAGTAGTGTACCTTTTTTAAACCAATTAGTATCTTCGTCAAATTCTTCTGTTTCACTAATACTTTTTTTATAGTAAGCATACTGTCCTTCATTAAATTTAACCATAACTACATCATTATCTGGTGTAAGAAGATTAATAAAATGTTTACTGTCGTTACGACTTAATACCACACCACATATTCTTGAAAGGTCGTATTGTCTCCATTTTCTTTTCCCATTCTTACTACTTTTTTCTACAAAAATAGGAGATGTGGGTAAATCTTGATAATGACTAATATTATATTCTTCAAAATCAATACCTGTAAGTTCGTGCTTATCTGGATAAAAAGAAATGGTTTCCATACTCCATTTAGGAATATTTTCATACTTTACCAGATTCATATATTCTTGTTGCCAATATTTCTTATTGTATTCTTCTACTAAAGATGGATTATTAATATAGCTTATTAATTCATCTAATTCTGGTTTTAGAACTTTATCCAAAGATTTATCAATAACAATAAGCATATCATTCTCGTAATAAAAATCTTTTCCTTCTGTAAGGTCATTAATATAATGTTCCTCAAAGAATGGTCTAGCAAATTTATCCTCAAGTATATAATCTTTTTTAGTCTTAAATTTCTCATTCTTACGATAAAAGAAATTAGGACTTTCTACATATTTTCTAAAGTTATATACTTTAACAAGATGTTTAGGAAGCGTACAACCCAATTCTAAGCATTTAGAAAGATTAGCCATAGTAAGAGTTGTCTTAGCTGGATTCTCCCAGCATATAAGCCATTTAAGCATTAATATCTTATCATCACATAATGAATCGAAACAACCAGCTTTAATTAAAGTGGCAAATATACTTTTTGTAACTAAACTTTTTCTATAAATCATATTTCCTTTTTCGTCCAATTCTCCCGTGGGAACTAATAAATTCTTCTGATAATCATAAAATTCTTTGAACGAATTATAAGGTCTGCCGCTCATAATATCTTTGGCAACATCCCTATTCATTTTAGTAATTCCACCTAATCCAAAAAGAATTAAACTTTCGTCTACTAAAGGAGTAAAGGATAAGTCTGATTTATTTATATCTGGCGGCAATGTATTTATACGATAATCTTTCATACGATAAATAGCTTTTGCCATTTTTTCATAATTAGTTCCAGTATTCTTTTTCTTTCTTTCTAAATCTTCATATTCATCTTCATTTTCTTCTGTTGATGAAGATTCTACAGTTAAACAGGCACAAGCCCAAAATACAGGAGGAAAGAAGTAATTTACATTAAGTTCCTGTAATCCAATTACTGAGTAAGCATAGGAGTGCAACTGGGAAAAACTATAGCCGAAACTCATACCAAACAATTCATACCATATATAATTTGCAAATAATTCCCGGCATCCTTGTTTAATACAATGCTCAAAGAACATGATTCTTGTGGCTTCTAACACTTCATCGTCTTTTTTTGCTATAGCTTTTCTTAATTTATTGGCCTGTTTAAGACTAAATCCTGCAACTCTTTTATCCATGGAAATAAGCATAACTTTTTCCTGGGATTCTGGAAGCATACGAGAATCAGAACAATATTGTCTTATAACGTCCATTTCATCTTCTGTTAATCCATATTCATGACAATCTTTTTCCCATTCTTTTACATCGGCATATCTAGCATATCTCTGTAATGGAGTCTCAGTAGTTTCACCACTACCCATCAATCGTAATATGGAATTAGTTGCAGATAACTCCATTAAATTTTTGGGCTGTACTACATTAATAGCATTTACTGACACAGGAGTATCGAACTGAAATAAAGAATAAATATCTTTAATGATTCCCCACATAGAAGGATTGTCATAATTTATAACATCTGGATGTAAGTACTTATCATATGTTGCTTTTAAATTACCTTGCCATTCTAAATATTTATGCTCAACCAATAAATCCATAGTAGTTCTTAATTTATCGCTGGCTTTTACTGTAAGCATATCTACTTTAACAATACCGCAATCTTCACAATCCTGCAAATCATAACAAGTACATAAATCTCCATTAGGGGCTTTCATACAAGAAATATAGTTAGTATAAGGCTCATTTGAGATAATTAATCCTGCGGCATGAAGTCCTCTACCAACGACAATTCCTTCTAAAGCTAATGCACACTCTTTAAGATTAGGATACTTGTTAATTTCCTTTATAAATTCTTTTGCTGGTTTTCTATTTTTTTTAGTATTTCCTTCTAAACAATCCTTAAGACTCCAAATCATTCCTCTTTCTACTGGAATTAAAGATTTAAGATATCCTGCGGCATCATCAGAAATTCCTAAACCTTTACAGGATTTTTCTATAGCTGTTTTGGAAGTCATTTCAGAAAAAGTGGCTACCTTCAAAACTCTATCAAAACCCCAGAATTTTGCTATGTTATACGCAATAAACTGCTTCTTTGTATTCTGTGAATCAAGGTCTATGTCCGGAATCTCAATACCTCTTTCTGTACTTAAGTGACGCCAATAAGGGGCATAATCACCTAATGGTACAGGGTCAATTTGAGTAATCTCTAATAAATAGCATGTCAAATACCCAAATGCTGAACCTCTGGACGGCATACAGAAACTATTTGATTCCCAAATTATTTCTACTATTCTACTTACTGTTGTATAGTAAGCCGCCATATGTGAATTAAAAATTTCACTCAATCCTTTTAACTCTTTGGCTTCTTTATTAATTCTATCAATATAAGTTTCTAAATTCTTTTGTGGTTTACTTTCTATAAATTTTTCCAATCCTTTTTCTATACGATAGAAAAAATATTGGTCTTGTATATTATTGGCATAAGCATAGTATTTAAAGTACTCATATTTATCATAATACTTTTTGTATCTATGAGTTATTTTAAAATTTGGTAATTTCTCTAAAGGAATCTCTGGTATCATAGGCATATGTTTTAAATCATATGTTCTTACTCTATCTGCAATTTCATTACTATTTTTAAATATTGTATCTATTTCTTCATCTGTAAATGTAATTCTTAAATGTTCCCTTAATTCCTGGGGAGACATAAGATAAGTAGTTGCATAGAAAGAATCTACTTCTCTGTCTCCATCTTTAGAATTAAGTAAAGTTTTATGATATAATGCTGATTCTTTGTTAAGATAATGAGTATCAGTTGTGGCTATAATTTTAAAACCATATTGTACTGAAAGTTCTTTCATGGCTTCATTCACTATAAGCTGGTCAACATTATCCTCTTTACACGGCTGAATCTCCAAGTAAAAATTGTTAGAGCCGAAAACTTTATTACACCAGGATAAAAAATCGCTTATGCGTTTTAAAACGCCTATACTCTTTTGTATCTCTTTATAACCCGGTTCTGGTTTCTTCCACTGCAAGATAAGTTTGTCAAGATAGGAACCAAGACATGCAGAAGATGCAATTAAATGTCCTTTATTATTTCCGATAATTTCTTCTATATCAGAATAATAAGTTGGTCTACGCATAAGTCTACGGGATGTATAAGCACGTTGCCATGCTTTATTACTTATTTCTCTTAATTGCTTATGACCTTCTGTATCTAAAGCAGTTAAAATAAAATGGTAATAGGGAGTATAATCGGTTCCTTCTCTATTACTCATATCTTCTGCTTCACTCATAAGATATATTTCATTTCCTAATGCTAATTTAAAAGGTCTATCTTTCTCCATCTTTTCATAATATTTCAATGCTTGCATATGAGAAGATATACCTTCATGTTCTGTAATAGCTATTCCAGATAGCCCCAAATCATAAGCATACTGAATTAACTCATTAACTCTAGTAATAGCATCAGGAAAACCTAATAACGCACTACTATAACATGAATGATTATGATTATCAAAATAAATATCTGTCATTTAGTTCTCCTTTTTTAGGTTGCCACATGATTATATATTTTGTAGGATTATCTATTAAAATTTTATATCCTTCATAATCAAAAGATTCTATTTCTCTTTGTGTTTTAAATACTCCATATCCTAAATTCTGTAATTTAATTATTTCATCTAATGTTAAAAGAAAACTTATTTTAACTTTGAAAAAATAAGAAAAAGTATCTTCATCTACAACTAATTCTGCTTTAGTATTTATAATGTTTACAATATTTTCCCAACGTTTATCAAATAATTTTTTTGCAAGTTTATCTGATGATACAAGAGAATTAGCAGTATAGCCTTTATAATTTTTTGAGTTCATTTTTATCCTCCTTGCATTCCATATTCTTTTAACAAATCTTTTTGTGGGGCATATTCTCCAAACCATTCTAACTCTGCTTTTAATCTGGCTTTTATAGCATGTTCTTTTACACTATATTCACCTAAATGTTTTTGCCTACCATCTATAACAATATAGGCTCTCCATTTATTGGATTTCTGTTTCCATGATACCCCAATTATTCCAGAGGTATTGTTTTTAGCTTTACTTCTATTTCTATTATTTTCTTGTGAAGTACATTTTCTTAAATTACATCTTCTGTTATCTGTTCTTATTTTATTAATGTGGTCTACAAGGATTTCTCCTATAAGAAGGTTATGCATATAAACATTTTTATTATTTATTTTTGTAGTAACATAACCACTTGAATCAATATGCCAAGTATAATCTTCTACAATTTCTTTATCTATTAGACTACATTTGAAATATTTATCTTTAGTAATATAACCTTTATAATAAGGATATGCATAGTCTGAATCATCTTCATCCATACATGATTCCCATAGTTTTATATTACCCACTTAAATTATTATCCTTTCTTGACTATTTATATAGTTATTATAACACAACTACATATAATTGTCAACCAAATACATCCTCCCATGTTAGAACTTTTTTAGGTTCTTTTTCACATATTTCATAATCTATTTCCATTGATTCTATTACTGCCTGTAATGTAACTCTGCCTTTCCATTCATTAACTGTAAGATTACATATAGCATTTATTACTAATTCCTTATCTTCTTTCAAATATAATTCTGCTTTTTCATCTTCTGTAGTTTTAAATTTTATAAATTCAATTCCATCTTTTTTAAACTTTATAGTATTTCCTTTTCCTAAAATTTGAATATCTTTAGAATTAATATTAATTCCTTCTATATTAAAAACTGGTTTTACAAAAGTATTATTCCATAGAAAATCCCAATCATCTCCAAAACCAAATAAAGATTTAGGTATACTCTCCATAGGAAAAACATAAGTTTTAACTACAGGAATTTTATATTTTTCTTGATTAATGCATTCTTTCTGAAAATAATCCTTAATTTTTTCAAGATTTTCTTTTTTAAATATAATACCATGTGCCGCTTCATGACCAGAAGCTAATTCAAATAATCCACTTTGCTGACACATTTCTAATGTATTTATATCTGCCCTACAAGAACCTGTATAGTTATTTTTATCTGTTGAAGATTCATGAATTACGAATATATTACATTCATATTGGCGTTTTAATTTATTCGCAATCAATCCTGTATAGGGATAAGTTTCAGAATTTGAAAGTTCTATAATCCCTAATACTGGAACCTCGTTACAACTTAGTACAAAGCAAATCTGGCTATCTTCTAATGCCTTATCGACCGTTTTATCTTGATAGGATTTTTCAGCCTTTAAACTCTCTATTAACGATTCATAATCTTTTGTATCTACACAGGGAACAAATGTTGAAATACAAAATTCTTCTGTTTTTACTTCTTTATAAACATACCCTATAAAAGCATAAAACAATTCTTTTTTTAATTGCTGATTGGTTCCTCTACATACGGCATTTAAATAGGGGCAAATATCAAATCCAAATGTATGCTGATTAACAAGAGAATTTCCTTCTTCGTCTTTTTTCCATATTAAATTGTCAATAAGATATTTAAGAAAAGGATTATTTATTGTATTGGCCCCATATAAAAAGAAAGACCTATTTTCTTGTGAAGTCATATCACACATATCAGATACTAAACTTAAAGCTACTAAATCAGCATATTTGGCACTACATTTTAATCCTTCTTTTTCATCAATATACTTTAAAAACTTAGCAACTACTCCTGTGCCACTTAAAGCTTTATTCTTTACCCAACCTTTTTGATTGCTAATTATAACTGTTTTATAATTGCTTTTGTATTCCTGCATATATTTAGGCTTAGATTCAATTTGATGATGGTCGATAATAATTATATTAACATTTAAAAAATTTAAATCCATATGTTGAATATAATCATTAGTACCAGCATCAGGTACAATTAATAAAGAAATATTATTTTCTATTACCCATGATACTACATTTTCTGTAATTCCATGTTTTTTATCAGAATGAAAATATATTTTTAATTTTTTTTGTTCATCTTCTGGTAATAAATCTAATAAATATTTATATATACTAGCACAGGAACAAATACCATCTACATCACAATCTTGTATGAATCCTATGTTTCCTTCATTATCCAAAGTATCAATGAGAAGATTATAAGCATCTTCCATTCCATCGTAAATATTGGGGGATTCCACATATTTGAAAGTAGGATAAAGATATTCCTGTGTATCTTTTATTCCAAAGGCTTGTAAATATTGTTCAAGCCACATACTTATTTCTATATTTGGAACTAGTTCTTTTACTTCCATTATTTTCCTCGTTTATTATACAGAGAAAGGTACTCCATGACAGAGTACCTTTTACATAGGGCTACAAAGTGGTAATTACAGGTTAAAGCCGTCCGCACCTGTTGAGACAGTAACTTCTACCTCTCCCACATTTACATCGTCCATAACCTCTGTTAGCGTGTTAATTGAAAGTTCATACGCCACACGGGTTTCAAACTGGCGGTCATTGTTTACCTTCTTATCTTCATCAGGCTGGATGAAGATTTCTTTACGGTATTCCCGGCTCTGCATCCTTCCTTTAACTGCAATCTTATCACTTACTTTCAGATAAGATGCATGGTCAGCTTCTTTGTTCCAGGCAATGCAAGGGATATAGTAAGAAGCGTTTAACTGTTTGTTGTTTACTGCCAAAAGAATATCAGTGATTCTGCTGGGCTTCTTGATTACATTTCCCTTTTCATCTGTTCTTCCAGGAGTTTTACGATAGTTTACTTCTTTGCAGATATAGCCCTTTAAGCTGATTTCATTTACATGCTTTGTATCTTTAGCCATTAAAGTCATAGTTTTAACTTTGATAAAGATACGAAGCTTAACCCGGTCTGAAAGCTTTTCATTAAAAGAAGATAATCTTCCTTTAATCTCCACTACTGCACCAACAGGTTTCTTAATCATTCTTTTAAATTCTCTTACAACCTGTTTTGGAACCATGATAGGGAGAACATCTTCTACTCCACTATCCCTTCTTACGATGATAGAGGAACTATACATTTTTGTTCCTCTACAGATGTGATTGAAAGAGAAATCTTCTTTCAGTTCGCCAATTAAATGAGCCGTATTGTTGGTAGGAATTGTGGAAGTGGTCTGATTTTTGTTCATGTTTAAATCTCCTTTAGTTTTATTTTTTAAAATTTATTTTTAAAACGTATACCGTTTTAAAATCGTTATCTTATACTAATTTCTTTTCTTTCCAGCTTACATATAAATCATAAGCTGTCACAGATTCATTAAGTTTTAAAGTGTATTTGCCAGTTTTATTCTGGATTTTACCTTCGTTATTATTAAAGACAATTCTTTCATTCTTGTAAAAAGGATATCCATAATAATTGAAAGTTTTCTTAACTACACAATCAATTTTATCAATCATCTTCTTCTCCTTTACGGTCTTTTGGTTCCATAGTCAAATTACAATCTTTGCATAAGATATTTAATCCTAACGGCCCTCTTACTGCTTCACCACAACCAGGACATGTATACTTAGTAGTTTTTTTGCCAGGGTCTTTTTCTGATGGAACTTTAACTGAAATTTTTCTAAAGAAACTAAAAAGTTCTTTTTTAACTTTTATACTTTCTACAAAATCCATAAATTCTTCTGTAGGTTCAGTTAATGACCAACCAATAGTAGGTGCTCTGTCAATATACAATCCTCTTAATTCAGCTTCCCTTTTAAATCTTTTGTTATGATAAACATTCCCATTTGATGTATCTTTAATATCATTAATATGACAATAAAGATGAATCATTTCATGTTGTAGTGTAGCACATAAATGGTAAATATTACGCTTTAAATGTTCTGCCGCAATATTTATTTCATGATATTTTATTATTTCTTTTTTATCTTTAGCTACTTCTACTTCTTTGTCTGGAATAATTTCGTTTTCTTCCGCTTTATTTTTCCATCTATCACTAGAAAAATGCCCATATGCTTTAACCGAAGATTGAATAGTAATTACAACTTTTGGTAATTTGTTATCAAAATAATTTTCATTTAAAGCATCAAATATTCTGTATAATTCATTAGTTGCATTTAATATAAATCCTGCATCTGACATAGTATAGACTTCCTTTCTTTTTCTATATTATATCATACTTATTTTTAGAAGTCAATACAAAATTCATAATTTCTTCAATTTTTACATTTGTATTTCCTGTTATTTTTGTATAAAGTCTTATTAATTCCTTTGTGTCTTTTGTTAATTCTTCTTTTTCTTTATTCTCTATTAATTCTTTTTTCTTTTTCTTTTTTTCTTCATAGTAAGATTTTATTTTTAAATTGTAAATAGAAATAGTTAATTTCATTGCTTTTTCAGAAACTTTATCTTCTACAAAAAATCTATTTTTAGGATAATAATTAGCTATACAGTTATTAACTTCAAAATCGTAAAGAGAACTTAAAGTATAATATATTCCGTATTTTTCACCAATACATAATTGTTCTTTTGTTAAGTCTGAATCCCCATTTCTTCTATAATAAATATAATGAGAATTGATATAAATAATAGGAAATTTTTCTAATACAAAATATATACAATCTCCATGTTTATTGAGCGTTAATTTATAAACATATTTAAATTTACTTAAATCTTTTTTATTGGGTACAAATATTGCCATAATTTTTCTCCTTTACATAAAACAAATAGTGGCTCTAGCAATCTTTAAACAAAGAATATGAAAGATTTCTTTTAACTCTTTTATATTAAGAGTATTTAATTGCTGATGATTAGTAGGATAAAATAATTCTAATTCTTTTATCTTTTTGATATATTCTTCTTTTGTCATTTTCTTTTATTCAACAATTTTATAATTGTTTTCAAACTCCTTTTTTCTTATCATGTGTACAATTCCTTCTTCATCTTCCACTATATAGTCTCCTACATAAATAATTTCATTAATACGCATGAAACTATCTACATACTTGAAACTATTCTTTATCATGAAAGTGTTACCAACAAAATATAACACTTTACGTTTAAAAGCATCTATAAAAAATTTAGGCCGTTTTATTTCTACTGGAATATACATTCCTGTATACTGAAACACTTTATCTTTCTTAATCTCTTTCATTTTCATCTTTTCCTTTCTTAAAAAATTTTTTATATAAGTATACCACTATATCACATATCTTAAATGTTATTATGCTTACTAATAACAATGGAGAAATGATAATAAGAGTTAAAGCTTCCGCTAAATATCTAGCCCTACTCACTCCTTCTTTAGTAAAAAATATTGGCATTAAAGCATCAATAATTCTTATCTCCAATACATCTTTTAATTTAATTGCTTCTTTCTTTATCTTTACAGTATCTTTTAAATTCTTCACTTTCTCTTTCATCTATACACTCCTTATTTTCATATAATAAATTCCAAATTTCCTCACCTTTATCTGATGGAGAATCTTTATAATCAAGTAAAGGGAAATCATCGTCTGCATCATATATTACATTTACTTCTGCAAATCCTTTAAATTTATCAGCTATAGCCAATACTTTCTTTTTCCATAAAATAAATTTTTCTGTAAGTTCTCCCTTTTCATCATACATTTTTTCATACTGTTTGTCAAGAGCAATATTTACTTTATTTATACCTAGTTTTAGCAACATATCTCTACGTTTATTTTGTAGATTCATTCCAAACATTCCCACAGTATTATTCAAAAATAATATATCATTCATCTGCATTACACTTTTAGGGGCTTCAAATAAAGTAACTTCTCCTGTATACTCTATATTTGATTTTGTTAAATTTAATCCATAAAGTACATTAGATGTATTAAAGCGAAATTCAGTTCCATGATTTCCCTTTTCATCAACTCCATTTACTAATTTTACAGGTAAATATTTATATCCTGCTTCAATCAATTCTGGAACTAAGTTTCTCCCATGTAATCCTATAAGATTTCCATTTTCATCAAATACAGGAATTACTATTTGTTGTGCATAAGGATAAAAACAAATCTCAAACATTTCCATAGTAGGAATACTAATTCCATCGTCTATAAATGATTGATGATATATTTTTGGGAAAAAATTTAATATACTTTTATCATAAGTTTGTATTAAAGATTCACCATTTTTAATTCTGATGTATCTTCCTAAATCTTCTTCCCAGTCATATATTTTAGTAGTCTGTTTATGGATGCGTTCAATATTGTCATAAGGTATATTACATACATCACATACAAATTTTAAAGCATCTGGAAAACTGCAAGTTTCTCCCAAAACTCTTTTACGCTTTTGTACTAAACTGTAAGGAGTATATGAAACACTACAATGATAACATAAAAAGAATTTTCTATCTTTATAGAAATAAAGTTTATTTTTTAATCCATCTGGATTTTTTTCATGGCAAATATTGGAAAACAATATTTCTTTATCATTCTCATGGTCAATTGTAGCCCCCAATGCTAAAGCAATTTGTCTATAATTATCTATAGTTAATTGTTTAGTTAATTTTTTGGCATCAATCATTATTTTTCTCTTTTCATTGAAAAATTACTGTGTATATTATATATAATAATATATCATATAAAATACTTTTTGTCAATAGTTTTTATCTTTATCCTTCAATTCGTAAAGTAAAATAACTCCCTAGTTTAAATCTGGGGAGTTATTTTTATTCACAATATTATTTACACAATGCTTAAACTACCTATTTTGAATAAATGAAAACTGCTATCAGGTTCCCGGTGTTAGCCCACCGGGACTTTTTATATCATGTCCACATATCCAGTCAATAATCATATTAATCAAAAAATTGCTTTCGATATTTATGTTTTTTCTTACTATTATTATAGCGTTTTATTAAATTTTGTACATCTTCTTCTCTTTTTTTCTTTTCTTTTTTTATTTCTTCTTTTTCTAAATATTGTTTTATATTTCGATTATACATAGAAATAATTTTTTTCATTATTTCTATAGACAATATATCATCTATGAAATATTCACGTAAAGAATAGTCATTCATATTTAAACAATAAATATCAAAAAGGCGTTCTAAAGTACATTGTAATCCATAATTATTATCTACGGTATTATATCTTCAATTCGTAAAGTAAAAAAATCTCCCAGTGGTGGGAGATTTTTTCTGCTTATACTCGATTAATTTTTATTCGATATCTTTTGTTATGGGTAATACATCTGAAACGCTTAACTCTCCTATGTCAACTTTGTGTATCATTTCTAAACCGGGAATTAGATATTGAGGTAACTTAAATTTCTTTTCGTATAATTCCTTGTAATTTTCGTCTGGATGTTCAAGACCAATATCATGTAATGTATCTAGCATATAGTGATATTTCATAAAATAATTTAGCAGTGTATATATAATTTCTTTCTCGTCCTGCTTTAAAAAAGTAATATCTATTTTTTCTTTAGTATCTAACCCTAAAATATAATCCGTTGATACATTAAATAATTTTGCAAGTTCCATTAAATAACTCGTAGATGGAACACTAACACCCATTTCCCATGCGTTTATTGCTGAACGTGATAACCCTAATTTCTTTGCTAATGCTGTTTGGGTATAATCATTCTTTTCTCTAAGTTCTTTTATTGTATCACTAATCATATTATCACCCCTATTGTTATAATACATAACTTCAAACGACATTGCATTATCGCTAATGATATTCTATTATCATTAATGGTTATTTTAATTTGACATAAGGTGTAATAATTAGTATAATAGAAGTAGGAAAGGAGGTGAGAATATGATTAGGCTGTGTAAGTATAACCAGGAAAATATCATTGAAAAAATACGCAATGGTCAGTTAGATGCGCTTGCATTAAGTACCACAAATTTGATTGATGATATCATCCTTGAAATGAACTCTCGTAATATTTTTAACTGTTTAGAAAAATATATACCGGATTTCAGAGCCGATAATACGGTAATTCCTTATGGGTTGATATGGGCCAGCGCAATAGCGGCTAAAATGCGTGTCCACACAAGTCTTACTGATATCCCCTATGCCATTAATGACCATAGGACATTGGCTAAATTAGGCTATACCCTTATAGATGATTCTGGTAATTTGAAAAATGGTTTGATGCAGGAAGGAAGTTTAAGACATTTATTAGGGAAATATAGTCCTTCCATATTCATGGGTGGTTATATTTACACAGTCCAGAAAGGTATTCTCCCTCTATTGGATATTGAACCCAATATACATATATTGGATTGTACGGATTTAGAGGTTAATCTAAAAAACTCTAATTATGAAATGGCTGGTGTAGGTCATAGTAAAAGAGATGATAAACCCACAAGAGGATATAAAATGTCTACTCTTAGGGGGATTGTAAATGATACAGGTATAATTGAGGATATACGATTTGGAAGCATTGAAGTTCATGATTTAAGTTTAAGCGAAGATATGGTCAAGACTTCCCCAATGTTAAAACCTGGGGATATATTGATTAATGATAGAGGTTTCATATCAAGGGATTTAATGAACTATTTGAAAACGGAAAGAAAAGTTGACACATACATCCCCTTGAAAAGAAATATGTTGGCTTATCAACAGGCGATTTTAGGCGCAAAGGAACAAAACATCTGGAAACAGCATCCTAATAAGAAAAGGAAAACTCAGGTTATAAGCCTAGTTAAAGGTATGGGCATGTATTGGGATAGCGAATTTCCTCAAAATGATGTTCCTATCAATGCTTGTGTCGTTTGGGATAAGCAGACAGATTATTACTTTGTATTCATAACCACAGACATTACTAAATCAGCAAGAGAAATTATCCTTACTTATGAACTCCGTCCAGAAATTGAGGAAGATTACAGACAGTTAAAAGACTTCTGGAAAATTGAGGATTTCAAGAGTACAAAACTCAATGTAATTTTATTCCATATTGTATGTGTACTGTTTGGATATCTGTTTTACCAGCTTTATACATTACTACCAGAGGGTGAAAAGTATTTAGGAAAGTCATTGCCTATTATATTAAAAAATTATGTGCCACAGGTACAACCATATGTGGTTCTCTATGTGGGTTATGAATTTGGGGTACTTACCTTATTTGAATTAATGGAGCTTTATGCTCAATCGCCAGAGAATGTAAGAAAGTTATTTAAAAATATTTTAAATTAGGAGAAAACGTCATGAAAAGAATCGTTGCAGTATTAACACTGAGTACAATATTTATTTTGTCTGGATGTAATAATCAAACACAAGATTTGCCAGAGGTATCCAAAGCACATGTGCGAGTTACATCTACTGTAGCCACGGTAACTAGGCCAGAAGAAACAGAAAGTGAATCTATACCAGAAACTACAGAAAAAGTTATTGAACAACGAGAAGGAACCACATTTAGAAATACTATATGGGGTGATACAAAAGATGAAGTGAAAAAATATGAAAAAGATGTTTCATTGAATGATTTAAGTGATAGCACTCTATGTGGAGAGACAGAAGTAAATGGATATAGTAATACAGATATCTTCTATCATTTTGATAATGATGGTAAATTATATGAAGGTGTATATGGTTTTAATTTAAATTATACTGCTGGTGGAAAATATATTGAAACATATAAAAATATTAAAACAACAATGACAAAATTATATGGTAATCCAACAACAGACGGTACTGCAACATATAAATCACAAGATTTAATTGAAAGTTTTGGGCCTGTATATGCTTTAGAGAACGGATGGATGGGATATAGAACAGAGTGGGAAATGGAAAATAATAAAATATCTATGGTAATGGCTTCTCAAAATGACAATATAATGTTAGGTATTCAATATATAGACCCTAATTATGAACCAGATATAAATGATTCTGGATTGTAAACAAAAACCCTCAGTTTTCGACATGAACTGAGGGGTTTATAATGACATATTTGGAATATTGTGATATTATAATATCAGACATTAAGTAGTTAAATTGCCACATTTTAACTCGATAGCACGACTTATGTTCGATATTATAATATCATGTGGAAATGGCTTAAAGTCAAATAAATTTAAAAAAGGAGAGTACGGAAATTTTAGTATATATATTAATTTCCATTGTCAATATAGCTATTTGGGGAATGTATTACCATTCTAAAATTAAGATAGTTGAAATGATTTGTAATCACCCGGAATTATCGGATGAAAAAGTCAAAGCTATCACTGCTATAATGACACAAGAGCATAAATTTTTTAAATTTACTTTATAGAATATATTTACTATTTGACTTATATTGCCAAAGAAAAACTTATTACTGTTTAAAGAGCAACCACTGGCCTGGTTGTTCTTTTTTGTTTTAAATTTTACTTTACGAATTGAAGTATTATATATAGTTTCCCTAATTAATTTCATATTTCCATTTTGTTTAAAATAAATAAAAGAAGAATTAAGGTAAATAATGGGAAATTTTTCTAATGTGAAAAATACATTCCCTTTAGATTTTTCAAGAGTTAATCTATAAATATGTTTAAATTTAGACAACTCTACTTCTTTTTCTTTAGGTATAAATACCGCCATAATTTTTCTCCTTATTTTAATCTTATTAAAACAACACCTGAACCTCCTGTAGAAATATATCCTTGATAATTTCCACCAGCACCACCGCCACCACCATTAGAACCTCCATTACCACCTTTAATCCAAGCGGCCCCATTATTTGTGCCACCACCACCAGAACCACCTTGTCTACCTGCTGAATTAAATCTAGGGTTTCCATCTCCACCATTAGCACTACATAATGTACTACTTCCTTTTTTACAGTGGTAGTTCCTCCTTTATTACCTCCATATCCACCTCCACCAATAGTTATAGATAACACATCTTTTTCAGCTACAGTTATATTATTAACAGTTTTGGTATATCCTGCACCGCCACCACCATTAGCATAATAACTAGAATCCCCATATTCACTACCACCACCTCCGCCAACACAGAAAACATCTATTTTAGAATATCCTGCTGGAATTGTGTAATTAGAAGTTGCTTTGATAGTAATTATCTGAGAACTACCTGTATTTACTGTAGCTTTTAATTGTGTTCTTAAGATTTCCCCATTGGATGTTACACAATAAGAGTAAACAATGAAGTAATACATAGTATCAAGAGAAGGAAGGGATAAAGCTGTTGTAGGTATCCCTCCACTCTCTTGTGATGTTCCTACTCCCTTGTACCCTTCTATACCTGTATCTGGTGTAGGATAGGAACCTGTTTGATATCTGATATATACCCCACTATAAGGACGACCTGATGTAGTTGCAGGAT